ACTTAATCTTTGAGCTCACGGATTTTTTCTCGGTTATTTCTTTCACAACCTGAACTTCTTTCTTTGTTAATGTATAGTTCTTTTTATCGGTTCCAAGCCAATCTCCATATCCCTTCCATCCTTTGCCTTTGTATGCTATATTAGGATTACTTGGAATATCATGGGGTCTCTTACCAGACTTGGAATATTCTTTCCATTCTTTTACACCTTTGAGTCCTAAACTCCGCACAAACTCTCTTGCTTCTTCAAAGGAAAAGAACTCTCTATCAAACGATGCTATATTTCCAGTTCCAAGCCAATCTCCATATCCCTTCCAACCTTTGCCTTTGTATGTTTCATAAGGCGCACTTGGAATATTATGAGGTCTCTTACCAGACTTGGAATATTCTTTCCATTCTTTTACACTTTTAATATTCAGGCTTCTCACAAACTCTCTTGCTTCTTCAAAAGAAAGGAACTCTATATCCTGATTTGCAATTCTCCCAGTCCCAAGGAAATCTCCCCATCCTTTCCAACCTTTGCCTTTGTATTCTCTATCAGGTGCACTTGGAATATTATGAGGTCTCTTACCAGACTTGGAATATTCTTGCCATTCTGTTTGACCTTTAATGTTCAGGCTTCTCACAAACTCTCTTGCTTCTTCAAAGGGAAAGAACTCTCTATTAAATGTTGCTATGGTTCCAGTTCCAAGCCAATCGCCCAATCCTTTCCAACCTTTTCCTTTGTATGCTATATTAGGAGAACTTGGAATATTATGAGGTCTCTTACCAGACTTGGAATATTCTTGCCATTCTCTTTCACCTTTAATGTTCAGGCTTCTTACAAACTCTCTTGCTTGTTCATAAGGAAGGAAATCTTTATATCCACCTTCTCTTCCAAAGAAATCTTTAAATCCTTTCCAACCTTTTTCTTTGTATGTTTCATAAGGCGCACTTGGAACATCATGTGGTCTCTTACCAGACTTGGAATATTCTTTCCATTCTTCTACACCTTTAATATCCAGGCTTCTCACAAACTCTCTTGCTTCTTCAAATTCTCTAAATTTTTTCATAACATAACTCCTTAAATAATTGAACAAATAATAATTACAAATATAGTTTATTTCTGAATACAATCCAAGTTTTTTTTGAAAAAAATTTTAGTAATGGGGATTTAAGCGGAAATATCGCCTAAAAAATTAAGGAGTTCGTCTAAGTATTCTGGGGAGGTAAGCTCGAACGCTTTTTTCTTGTTTATGTGGGTTAAACTTTTCTTGTCGCTAAATAAGAATAGAGGAATAGATTTTTCTTTACAATAAAGTATTAAATCATAGAAGTCTAATTTATAGTCAGAATTATCTTTTAATTCTTTTAGCAAATCTAATATCTGCGGAGCTCCAATTTCATTTGGATTCTCGATATAAATATAAGCTTCTATGATATATTCAGAAGCGTTTGGCACAAACTCATCTTTGCTGATTAATCTATCTTCTGCTTCTTTATTCGGCATAGTATGAATATAACTATGCATATCTCTCCAATGATTAAATTTCTTGGACTTGTATCTTTGATTTAATTTCCAACCATCTATCTTAAAAACAACTGAACAGAATCGTGGATTAACGAATTGTGGATAACCGCTTGTTGTTGTTCTTGCAAAAGACATTCTAAAAAGATAATCAGAAGACATAGCTTCCATATCATCTTGAGCCCAAGCTAAATTAAATCTATCGCTTTTGAAGATTTGTATTGCTTTTTCTAATGTAGTTACATGGTAAAGAATTTCTGAAAACCCTTCATTTATAGATTCTTTCCAATTAGGGAATGTCTTTATGTAATTCATGTTGTTTTTAATTTTACATCATTATATATCTTTTTTAGTAGAAATTCTAAACAAATAATAGAAATTCAACTATAAATAAAAAATAAAAGAGTTACTATGAATAGTCAGAAGACTAATGACAAAATGCAATTAGATATTTCTAATGCGAGCGATTTACTTTGTTCAAGCTGTGGGCATAACTTATTCCAACCTGTTCTTATGTTCAAGAAAGTTTCAGCAATAATTTCTCCTACTGGGGAAGAAATGCTTATACCGATAGAAACTTGCGTTTGCGTAAAGTGTGGTAATATGAATGACGAATTTAATCCTGAAAAAAGAATGCCTTAAAAGATTTTGGACTAAATTGTAAAATTAAGCCTAATTTACTAAGAATCTTCTGTCTATTTTTGAATATATCGTTTATATTTGAAGAAAGAAGATTAAAAGAAAGTTAGGTTTTTTTATTTTTTTCTTGCGTTTAGTCCGCTTTTCTCTTATATTCGTAAAGATTATTATTTGATTTGAACTATGTTATCGGAATTTTAGTGTTCAATTTTATTTTTTAACAACCATTTAGGAGGCCTTATGAAAAAAGGAAATTACATCTGGACAAGCGAATATGTTTCTCCAGGCCACCCCGACAAAATAGCAGACCAAATATCAGATGCTATTTTAGACTTGTATCTAAAACATGACAAAGGTGCAAAAGTAGCATGCGAAACCTTGGTAAAGGGAAATGATGTATACATCGCAGGTGAAATTTCATCAGTAGTTACACTTTTTGAATCATCGCTCGAAGAGAAAATTCGACAAACTATATGTGATATAGGGTATGATGATAATCATTTGAAGTTTAACGGAAAAACATGTTCTATACATTTTAATATTTCTCAACAATCAAGAGAAATTTCAAATGCTGTTACCCGTGCTAACAAAATAACTGCGGGTGACCAAGGAATTATGTTTGGATATGCTACAAGAGAAACTCCAAACTTTATGCCTCTACCGATTTATCTCGCAAAGTCTTTTATAACAGAAGCTTATGATAATATGAATACGAAGTATAAGTTTAGACCTGATATGAAAAGTCAGGTTTCACTTGAATATAAAGATGGTATCCCTTCTTCTATTCATTCGGTAGTATTTTCAACTTGTCACGAAGAACTACTCCAACTTCCACAGTTAAGAGAATTATTCCATGATGAATTGATGCCAAGTGTATTAAAAACACTACCTCCTGAAATTCAAGCTCTTTTTAATGATAATACTACCTTTTATATCAATCCAGCAGGTAAATGGAATATTGGAGGCCCTGCCTCAGATTGTGGATTGACTGGGCGTAAAATTGTCGTGGACCAATACGGAGCAGACTGCGAAATAGGAGGAGGAGCATTTTCTGGAAAAGACCCAAGTAAAGTTGATAGAAGCGGAGCTTATATGGCTCGCCATATAGCCCTAAAAACGCTACAATCGAACCCAGAGGCTCAAAAAATCAAAGTTCAACTATCATATGCCATTGGGTATGAATATCCCGTATCATACAGAATTTTTGACCCAACTACTCAGAAGGAATATGATTTAGTCGGCTTTAGTCTTGATGATTTGAAACCAAAGGGTATAATTCAAAAACTTGGATTAGACTCTCCAATTTACCTCAAAACCGCAAAATTCGGTCATTTTGGTATCCCTTCCTTTACTGAAGATGGAACCGCTTATTTCAAGTGGGAAGATTTCCAGCCAAGTTCTTCTAATTCTCAGATATATACTGAAAAAGAAGAACTTTCAAATGCGCCATATTAAACTATACGAAGAATTTTCAGAATACAGCCCTGACGGTGTAACATTGTCGGGGCGTATTCCTGTTTATCATTTTACAGATTATGATATGGGAGAATATGCCGTATTAGACCCGAATGAAACTGTAAACAAAAGAAATTTCTGGTCTAATAATGATTACAAACGTTCAGATTTCCCAAGAGTATTTTATTTTACAGATATTAAAAACGTAGAAACTGCAATTAAAAATTCAAGCAAGTATCTTTATAGGGGATTTGTAAAGGGAGAAAGGATACTTCATTTGAAAAATACAATAGATGCATATAATATAGATAAGAATAGCTTAAAGGAACAAAACATTAAAGCATATGAATCTATTCATAATTTTATGGTAGGTTTAGCTCTTAATTTTGATGTTTTGTTTAGAGATGTAAGTCTCAATTTCGATGGGATTTACTATGATGTAAGAGTTCCTATTATCAATCTATTCATCCCTCTTGAAGTAGAAAATATAGGTAAGGATATAGACGCAAAATCTGTTGCATAAATCTGCACCAGAAAAAGCATAAAAATAAAAAAATATAATATGAAAATTACAAGAACACTTAAAACAGGAATGAGCGGGGATGATATAAAGTTTTTGCAGGATTCTCTGAACTCAATAGGTAATTATGGTCTAACTATAACTGGAACATTCGATAGTTCTACAGAATCTGTTGTTAAAGCATTCCAAAAAAACAATGGTCTTACATCAGATGGTATCGTTGGACAAATGACAAGAAATGCTATCATAAGTAAATTAACTGTTGCATCTAAGCCATCTGAATCTAAGCCATCTTCAATTACAGAAGCAATTTTAGAAACTGCACAGTCTTTTGTAGGCCAAAAAGAAATTTCTGGTAATATGGGATTTAAGCAACCATTTTTTCTAAAACTTATGGAAAGTATCGGATGGAAAAAGTCTTGGGCATGGTGTAGTATGTTCTGTAAATTGGTTTATACAGAAGCAAGTAAGAAAGTAGGTCTTGACCCTAAACTTATCACAAAATATATTTCTCCAAGCGTTCAGCAAACAAGAGCTAACTTTTTGAAAGCGGGATATCCTCTCATAACTAATTGGAAACAAGCCAAGCCTGGTGCGTATATTTCTTGGGTAAGTGCATCCGACAAAACAAAAGGTCACACTGGAATTCTTGTTGAATTTATTGAGAATGGTCAAAAGATGATTACGATTGAAGGAAATACTAATTCAGAAGGTTCAAGAGAAGGTGATTCTGTTGCAAAGAAAACACGACAAGCAGTTGTTGGAAGTGGGAAAGGACTAATCCTTCAGGGTTGGTTTAATGTTGTTTAAGATGAATCTAACCAATAAAAACAAAAGCACCCTTTGAGGTGCTTTTTTTATTTATATTGTGTTATTTTTAATTTAATAGAGATTTCACATCTTCTATTATGACTTCATACCGTTCATCCATTCTTTCTGCTCCATATTGGAGTAAAAGTTCTATTAATTCTGGGCCTACTTTAAGAGCAAAATCAAGTGGAAACTCATTTGAATGGTTACACACATTTGGATTAGCACCCCAATCTAAGAGTTTTTGAGCGCAATCAATATAACCAAAATTACAAGCAATAATAATTGCTCTATAACCTAAGTCATCAGAAAACTCTATATCATCACCCATTCTTAATAGTTTGCTGATTGCATTTGCATGTCCATATTGAGAAGCCATCAGTAAAAAAGAATTTGCATATTCTTTCTTAAACCTATTATTTATTTTCATTATTTCTTTTTCTTTATTACAGAAATAAATAGAGTCCAATAACAAGTCTACATTTGGAAATCTTTTCTCATATGAAGACATTTCTACTTTGATAATATCAAGTAATTCTTCATCACTAAAACTAACAAGTTCAAATTTGGTATAACTATTGTTAAAAGTATGCTTATTCATTATTTTTTTAATTATTTGAATATAGATGTAAGAATCTACAAAACCCACAGAAATAAAAAACTCCTATGGGTTTTATATCTATATATTATCGTATGTTGATAGATTCTATAACTAAATCTGATGTGTGCATTCCATTATGTTTATACACAGAAATAGAATAAGATTGAGCTTTGTTTATTTCAAATTCGAATGACATTGTGGTTCTACCACTCTTTGTTGTTTTTCTACAACAACCACCATCACATCCTTCTTCTTTCATTTGATGGTCTGAACCGAAGAATGTCATGAATCCGCCAAATGAGGGTATACTTGGGTGAGGGATAATTCCTTTTGGTAAGTTTGCATACACTTCATATACTCCTCTTGGTTTCTTTGTAAAAGAAACTGTTACTCTACATAAGACCTTTTTTTGACTTTTGTTTAGAGTTTGTTGGGGCATATCAATAGTAAAGTCTGTTCTTTTTCCAGATACACTAATGTTAACTTTTTTTGAAATCCCAATAGAAGTTATCGCTGATAGTATTTGATTTTCTTTTTTTGATTTTACCTTTGTATCATCAAAATCGTAATCTAAATCATAGATGATGCCTATTATTTGTTCTGGGGTGTAAACGACCTTTTTTCCATGCTCATCAAAGAACACATAGTCCCATGGAACTGATTTTAATTCTTCAAGCGTGATTAATTTTCCATTTTCTGAATTTGTCCATTGTTGCCAAATTCTATCAATATTTGAATGATGTGTCCAGAAAACAGGGTCAAATCCAGCAGTTCTAACTGAGCCCATAAGTCCATCTGGGGTTATAGTTCCTGTAATTGGATTGTTAAATCTTTTTTCTGTTGTATCATTTCCATGTCCAACATAATCATGTATAGCTCCATGAGGAGCGGCATCTATAACATTACTAAACATATCAAATCGTGTATATGACATTAGTTTTGTTAAATCAAGTGAGCGTTCCACTTCGCCTTGCATTGGGAATCCTAAATTCAAACTATCAAATCTACATGCTTCATAAAGAGAAGAAGCCGTTGTTCTGAATGCAGGATGTAAAGATTTATCCTTAGTGGAGTTATTTGTATATGCCCAATAAGGAAGTGCAAATTCAGGATAGCCAGATAGTTTCCTGATTATTTTCTCGAAGTGATAGATATACAATCTATGCCATACTAAAAAATGAATTTTCTCTTTACTGCTTGGAGAGTGAGTACAATTATCCCAAGCTATTTTTTTATCAGTAAATGTATGATATGATTCGCAAAGAGGATTATTTGAAATTGAATCTGGAACCCAGTGGATGGCCGATTGATAATACCAACTTAAAGGATTATCACATGGCATTTTCCGCATTATTTCCATTGCTTTCATCATAGCATCAACATCTTTTTTAGCTTCGATGCTATGTATATTTTTTCTAACATATCTTTTTTCTACTTGTGAGACTATATTAAAGACTGGAATAACACTAATTACAATTGAACAAGCAACAAATATCAAAATTGTTGATATTGCAATTAGAAATATCTTTTCTTCAAATTTTTCAAATTTACTCATAAAAACCTTTTATTTTTATTTTTAATTCTATGCATTTGCAGGAATTAAATTTGATTTTGTGATTAGTTTGTCAGAAATAACTTTTAATTGATTTTGGTTATATTCTGTTATATCTTTTGAGAGTATAATATTAGAAATTTTACAGAGGTCTATTGTTTTAACTAAGGTTATTGTATCTTCTCTGTTGCTTCTTCTATAAAATTTATAGAGAGTTGGCTCAGTATAAAACCTATCGACATCTGTGCATTTTTCTTCAATTAATTTTATGAGTTTAGTTCTTTTAACTACTACCCAATAATCAAGTGTCTCAAATACTATAAAGTTAGATTGACCATATAGCCAACCATTTTGACCATATACATTACGCAATTCTACCCAATGTATATTTTCATCAAACTCTTCATCATGCCTATTTTTCTTTCTTAATCCTTTAACATCGAACTTTGTGTCATATAAAGCAATATCCCAATGTTCATACATATCTTCATTTTGATTTGCTTCTCTGACTTCTCCAAAATGTTCAAGAAATTGAGCAAATTTCTTTTCTACCTCTTTTCCTTTTTTAAGAAAACTCATGGTAATTCCTGAATAGGATTTATTCTTCTATTCTAAGAATAGATTGAGATAGAATTTCTTTAGTTTTATTGAAATCGCCTGTGATTGTATCTTGAATCAATCGAAAGTTAAGATTTCCAGTTTCTTCATCTTGACCTAAGAAAACAAATGAAAGATTATATCTGGCATCTTTAACATAACTTTTCTCATCATTTTTAATTTCAACAATATTTTTTCTTTCTTGAATATCCTCATCCATCATTTTATTGACAATTTCTTGATATTCTTTTGTTGGAGTTGCCAGACTATAAAGAATTTGCTTTGCTTCCTCTTCAGGAGTGATAAGTGTGATTATGCCATTTTCATCTGAGACATAATTCAAATTTTCTTCAATCGGAGAAACTTCTCCATGAAAAATATAAATAGGAATGGATAAAATATCCGCTTCCACATTATAAACCTTTTCGTTTTGCACGTCTTGCATAAGGGTTTCCTTATATTTATTTTTAGATGAAATTCTTGTCGTAGTTAAACTCTTCAACTTGGAGTTTGTGAAATTCAAATGCACGCATTCCAGTTATATGGCTATCGGTTGGAAAAAAGTATTTCCAACCTTTACTCATCCCATTGGGGATATAATAAAAGAAAGCTATTCCTTGTTTTCCTGAATTTTTAGAAAAAATAACTGATGCTGTATGGTCGCTCGTTGGTATTATTTTCTGTATTGTAAAACTCTCCGAGTTAAAATTCATTTCTCGGTCAGCTCTACTGAATCTGCTTTCAACCACTTTTGCAAATTCGTATAGTTCTTTTGCAATTTCTTTTTTCATATACTTCTTTTATTTTTAACTATTTAGATATATATCTTATAGAATTTTATTCAAATTTGTTTAGAACTCAATTAAACTTGAGGATATATAAGAAATATGTCTAATTATGGCAAAATTTAATATAAATTCGTTATGAAATACATCAAACTCTTTGAACAATGGGAATTGAATACTAAATCAAATTCACCTATTTATTTAATCGATGATTCTTCTAATAAAAAAGAAAGAAGCGTGGAGCAAATGGCATTACATGAAGCTCTTAAACTTAAAATAAACAAAGAGGCTAATGAATTGGTAGTTGTATCGGATTTAGAAGGAAGAGAAGGAAGTCAAGAAACATTTGCAAATAAAAATGTACTTAAAAATAGCGGTTTTAGATGGAATAAAAATAATTGGACTATAACAGCAGATAAATTTGAAGAAGCTAAATCTGTGATAAGTCTTATAAATAAAGTCGATTATATTATTGGTTCTCTTGAAGAACTTGAAGAAATGGTTGAAAATGTAGAAGAGTCCGATAAGAAGAATATATTAAAAGCAAGGTTATCTGCATTTATACTTGAATTGGCAAATGCAACAGATGAAACAGTGCTTTCTGAAAAAATCAGGAAATACTTAGACTTTTTCTCTAAATTCCATAATTATAGTTACAATAACAGAATTTTGATTTATATCCAAAGACCAGATGCAACAAGAGTCGCTTCATATGCGAAATGGAAAGAAAAAAGCAGACAAGTTAAAAAGGGCGCAAAGGGAATTAGTATATTCGTCCCCATAATTAAAAACAAAGAAGTATCAAAAGAAGATGATGATGCAATAAATGCCGTAGAGTTTGATGGAGATAATCAAGAAACCAAGGAAATGAAGAAGAGTTTAGTTGGTTATAGAATAGGAGTAGTATTTGATATATCAGATACAGAAGCCGTTGGGCCAGAAGGTGAAATTCCTGATGCGCCTCAATGGTGGGGCGAAAATACCCCATCTGAAACGGCGGATGAATTGTTCGGTTATGTTTCAGAGATGGCAAAGGATATGGGAATCAAAATAACAACCGAACAAGCTACAGGAGGGGAACGAGGTTATGCGGCGGGTGACCATATCAATATATCATCAGGAGTAGAGGGCGTTGGAAGATTATCAACAATGATTCATGAAGTTGCACATGAATTAATGCACTTTAGGAAAAACTCTATATTCTATCAAGGAGAAACGCTTGATTTAACAAAAGAATTGATGGAGCTACAAGCAGAGAGTGTATCATATGTTGTATTGAAACATTATGATTTACCTGCAACTCACCATTCTACTTATTTGGCTTTGTGGAAAGCAAACAAAGATGTTATTGAAGCTAATTTAGCAGTTATTTCAAAAGCTTCTCAATTCATCATTACTAAAATCGATGAACAAGCTGAATTCGCTAAAGAAAAATCCTATTAATTAGGTAAATTCTTTCTACCAATCCATAATTTGAAATCAGGATTGTAGATTGTAGTCATTTTGTTTTTATCACCAGAAACATGTTTGATAACTACTCCTGCATGTGGAATTCTTTTTTCTGTTGTTTCTACATAATTATCATAGATAAAACTATCTTGGAGTTCTCCGTCCCATTCTCCTGTATGGAGAATTTCAACATGTGGAAGATTTAGAAGAGTATCAAAAATGAGTTTTGAAGCATCGGGTGATTCAAAATTTTTATTTACAAAAACATCTGTTCCTAAAAATTCTATAGTGTCCATATCATAATTATAGATTTTATGGACATTTTTTCCAAAGATGACTCCATATATCGTAAATTCATCACCTATAAAGTTTTTACCGAGAGATTTTACAACTCCCCATAAAACCTTTTCCATATTGTATTTTTCTTCTATGAACTTCATATTTCTATAACTTGGGTTCATATCATAATCTTGTAATTGGGCATCTACATCTGAATATACATAGGAATATAAATACTGATATTCCATCCATTCATCTGCTTTATTAAAGAATTTTTTTAGCTTTTCGAATATAGAAAGTTTTTTCTTTTTCTTTATTTGGAAAAAGCAATCCATCCCATACATTTTTCTGGTTATTTGAACTTCATCATCTGGAGTAAACATAATTAAACCCGAGTTTAAATAATAATAATGAGTTATGTTGTATTGATATATAGATATATCAAAAATAAAGTTTATCCATATGGAAAAAATTGAAAAATTAAAGGGAATGGTTACGGATAAGGTTTTAGAAGAATTACCGAGTGTTATTGAAAAATTTGCCATAACCACAACACTTAGATTAGCACATTTTTTAAGTCAATGTGCCCATGAATCAGCCAATTTTAAGGCAGTTTCTGAAAATTTGAATTATTCAGCACAGGGGTTAAAAAGAACATTTCCTAAATATTTCCCAGGAACTCTGAATGAATCTTATGCAAGAAAACCTGAAAAAATAGCATCGAGAGTATATGGTGGTAGAATGGGTAATGGGCCAGAAACCACTGGCGAAGGCTTTAAATTTAGAGGCCGAGGGTATATCCAGCTTACTGGTAAAAATAATTTTAAAAGGTTTTCTGATTTTATCGGGGAAGATGTTGTTGCAAATCCAGATTTAGTAGCTAAGAAATATCCTTTAACTTCTGCTGGTTTCTTTTTTCATTCTAATAACCTTTGGTCTATTTGTGATAAAGGTGCGACAGATGCCGTTGTTACTGAATTAACGAAAAGAATCAACGGTGGAACAAACGGTTTGGCAGATAGGATAGCAAAATTCAAGAAATTTTATTCGGCACTGAGCAAATAAGAAAAGGAGATGTTTTTTGCATCTCCTTTATTTTTACCAATATAATATCGTTGGAACCTTTCTACTTGTTGCAATTTTAATCTCACCATTCCTTACAAAAAATGTGCTATTACCACTATCCATACAAATCGCATTGATAGCTCCAGCCATTTTCATTTTTTCAGCTAATATTTTTATATTAGCCTTAGGAGTAACATAAGCTATAATATCGCCTTTTGCTGTTATTCCGATTCCAGTTCTCGGTCTCATTGCCATTTCAGAAGGCCCGCCATTTACATCGTGAATTGAACCGTTTTTTATAAGCAAATCACTTCCCGAAAATGCCTCCATTGGATACATAGCCCCTTCACCTCTTTCTACGATTTCAAGTTCTGGCTTTAAAATCATCATAGGCCAATGTCTAAATTGATTTAACTTTTCTCCTAAGTTTACACCGTTAGAATAAAAATTACCAGTTGGTCTGTAATTTCTCTCATAATATGTTAAATTTATAAAATTCTTATAGCCTTTTTGTATCCATTCGGTTGCATTATGCGGTTTGAAATCAGAATTAAACCCCATTTGTATTGCGGTTGGGTCAATTATTTGTATAAAATCTTCACCGAAATCGGCAGATTTTGAGAGTTTTTCTACCCCTGGTTTTATTTCTTTAATTGTAGATTTTGTTTGTTCTTGGGGTTGCATAACGGGTATTATAATATCCAAGCCCATAGATTTTAAGGTTTTAGAATCTACAACTCCATTTTGTTCTAACCCCTTTGATTTTTGAAAGTTTACAAGAGATGCTCTTGACTCTTCTCCAAATTTACCATCTATCGCTGGCTTCCCATTTGTTCTTATGGGGTTCATAAATGAATTTTTAACTAAAAAATCCTGAACTTTCATAATATCATCAAATGTAAATCCCATGTTATTATAAGATTCAGATTCGTTTATTGAAGAATTTTCACTCCAAGATTCAAATAATAGTACATTTTGTGTGAATGGCATAGTTTTAGGTTATTTAATACTTATACACTATATATCAAAAAAATAAAGGTAGATTTGATATATAGACTAAAAACAGCATGAAGAAGTCATCAAACAACACAGGAAAGAAAAAGGTAGAGTCTAAACCTAAGAAAACAAGACAAGGCAAGAGTATCAACACTAAATTATCAGCAACTCCCTCTAATCATAAAAAGAAAGCATATAGAGGGCAAGGCAAGTAAGACATTAGTATAATTCAAATACCTCAATGATTAATTTCATTGGGGTTTTTTGTTTTACCAAATCTTAACATTAGAAATCTCCCAACTCACAGTTTTTCAACTATTTAGATTAAATTCCACTCCATATATAGTTTCATGAGAATTTTATATGGAATACAGCTTAATGGTAACGGTCATATCACAAGAGCATCTGAGATAATAGAACAATTAAATCAGATAGGATGTTCTGTGGACATTATAGCATCGGGTAATAATTCAAATTTAAGTTTAACACATCCAATAAAGGAAAAATTCAAGGGGCTTTCTTTATACTATAACTCAAAGGGAACAATAGATTGGTTTAGTTCAATAAAAGATGCTAATCTATATCAACTCATAAAAGACACTAACTACGATGTAAGTAAGTATGATTTAGTTATTTCAGATTTTGAGCCAATCTCAGCTTGGTCTGCTTACAAAAGTGGTGTAAAAAGTATTAATATATCAAATCAAAATTCCCTCTTATTCAAATCAACGCCTAAATTCAATAGAGATTTTACAGCAGAGTTTTTCTTAAAATACTTTGCTTATTCCAAAAATAGAATAGGAATACACTATCAACAATACCATAATCAAATCTTTCAACCGATTATACCTAAATCTATACTAAGCAATCCATATAAGATAGAAAGTTTTATTTCTGTCTATCTACCAGCATATAACTTAAAATACCTCATAGAATCGTTTAAGAGACACAAAAGTAAAAAATGGGTTATATTCTCAAAGGAAGTGGATAACTATTACTATGACCAAAATGTGAAGGTTTTTCCACTATCTTTGATTAATTTCCAAGAGCATCTTAAAAAATGTTCTGGGGTAATAACAGCATCTGGTTTTTCTACAACCGCAGAGGCTTTGGTATTGGGCAAAAAACTTTGGTCTATTCCTATAAAGAAGCAATATGAGCAAATTTGTAATTCAAAGACTTTGGAAGATATGGGTGTATTCATAGAAGATTTAGATTATAGTAATATTCAAAAATGGATAGAAGAGTATGAATCTATAAATTATGATTGGAAAAATCCCATAACATCAATAATGGATAAAATATTTGAAATTTATGAAAGTTAAAACTCTTTTTATATCTGATGTTCATTTAGGAACAGTAAAGTCCCAACCTGAAAAACTCTTAAAGGTATTCAAAGAATATGAATTTGAAGAGCTCATAATAATAGGTGATTTTATTGATTTAACATCCCTCAAAAGAAAGGTTTACTGGGATAATAATCATTCTGCTGTTTTACAAAAAGTGTTGAAGATGTCAAGAAAAAATATATCCGTTAAATATATTTTAGGGAATCATGATTTTTATTTAAGGGACTTAATTAGAGAAGAAGATTTGGAGTTAGGAAACATAACTATATGCGATGAACTTATACATCAAACTATAAGTGGAGAAAAAATTTATATTTGCCATGGTGATCAGTTTGATGGTTTTGTTAGGATTCATCCTATTATCTATCATTTAGGGGATATAGCATATGAATTCAGTTATTCTGTAAATAAATTGTATAATAAATTAAGAGGGATTTTGGGTTTGAATTATTGGTCTCTTTCAAAGTATCTAAAAACAAAAGTAAAGAATGCTATATTTTACTTGAATGATTTTAAGCATATAGCCATGAAGAAAATTCAAAATTCTGATTGTCATTCTATAATGATAGGACATATACATAATCCATGTATAGAACAAATTGAAGATAAAATGTATTACAATTCTGGGGATTTTTGTGAATCTTGCTCTTTTTTGTATGAAGACTATACGGGCAAAGTCAATCTTGTAATTTTAGAAGATTAATTCTTGAATATACACACTTACAATTAAAAAAGTATATGTCATGAAATTTTTGAAATTATATGTAGAGTGGAAATCTGATGAATCATAACTTAATTATTTAATTATTAAATATCTAAAAATAAACCCCTATGATTAAGTTCATTGGGGTTTTTTGTTTTAGCAAATATGAATTGAATATTAAGAAACTACTATTACATAATAGCAATACACTCAATTTTTTCTGTTCTTGTATTCCAAGTATCACCTATGTAACAATCTTCTAAAAAGTCACCTAATGTTTCTTCTGAATCCCAATCTGTTTCATCTAAATCCCAATGTTGCTCAATATGGGTTTTATCTAATTTATAAGGCTTAGCGCTTCTTCCTGTTTTGTCTGTGACGGCGAAATACTTCTCTTCTCTTTTCATATTAATAGAGTTTGGATTACTAATTTGATTATTAAAATTTTCACCCAAAAAGTCTTGAATTTTTGTTTTTATAAATTTACTCATGGATATAATTGTTTATTTTTATGAGTTTAAGTTTCAAATCACCATCGCCTTTGATTAACCTATGATATACACCCATAGGTATAAAAGTAGGAGAATTGATTTCTTTTGGTAATTCATTATCTAATTGAATCTTCCAATTTGTTTTTTCTATCGATTCAATTATTCTATCTTCTCTATCTCTATGCCAAACTAAATCTCCTGATTCTACATCATTATAGAATGTTCGTATAAAAACAGCTTCTTCTATCTTATTTTCTTCAAATGGAAATGCATCCATAAGTCTACTCCTTTACCAATATCCTGGATAAGTTTTACCACCCCAAAGAGAAGCATAACGATTTGCTCTACATGCCCAATATCCAGCCTTTGTTTTATCTTTTTTCATTTTGCAATTATGTCTACTTGCAAATCTTTTTCTTGCTTCTGGGTCTGATACTTTTGCTTTAAGACCTCCGCTAACATCTCCAAAATGAACAACCATAATTCTACCAGTTTTAGGGTTTTTTACATAAACCTTATATTTTTTAGGGCCTGAACTACGCATAGGTTTATTTAATTCTACTTTTCTACCTGCATATTCAGCTTCATTTAATTCCGATTCATCAAGTAAAGGCAAGTCAAGTGGAACTATCTCCCCGTCAAACTCCTCAAATTTCCCTAAGTCTGTATTCTCAAAAAGATAAGAATCGTTTTCATTTAATTCTATAAGTTCTCCTCTTTCAAATAATTCTCTCGATTCTTTTAAAAGTTCATAGTAAGATTCAGAACCTACTCTGAATATGTTGTCAGTTATAGATATATCATTATCAATGTGATATTGTAAGTGTTCGGATATTGAACTATAATTTTCAAATAATTTGATATATTTCATTTGTAAATTTATATTTGTATGTATATATCTATATAAAACAAAACCCCAACCATATTTTGGTTGAGGTCTTGTTTATTAGAAGGTGCTTATTATTCTTTGGTATTATTGGATAACCATCCAATTTGTTCCTGTATACCACAATGTTCTTGATTGACCTGCTGGAATAACAACATTCAAGAATGTATCAATACTCCAAGTAACGCCATTAAGGGTTACAACATTTGCTGTAGAACCATTGTGTATAGTAACCAATTGACCCATAATTGGATTTGTAATAGTTACCATATTATAGTCTACTGCAACACGGCTAACAATGTAGCGTGATGTATTTGAAAGAGTTGCAGGTGAAATTGTGTGAAGTTGCACAGAACTTGTAAAATGATGTGGATTTACAGCCCATGTGAGACCACTTACACCAGCCATTGCATAAGAACCAATGGTAGCAGAGTTTCCACCATGAAGAGCGTTCAATTTAACAGAACCATTTTTGAAGTGACTCGCTACAATCACTGAATCTTGAAGATTGCTTGCGATTGAAGAAGTTGCTGAATGCCCTGCATTAAGAGCATATTGTGCTGTATCTGAATGAACAGAGTGATTTGCATTTACAGCATACAGGGAAGAATCAGAACGATAAGAACGACCAGCAGTTCCTGCATAAAATGCGGTATCTGCAATATCTGCTCTTCCTGAACTTGCTGAATATCCTGAAACTTTTGCATAAATTGCAAGAAGAGCTACATCAGAAGTATCAGCAAATGCTGAGTGAACAGAGTGTTTAGAGTTGATTGCAGAATCTGCAATAGAACTACGAACTGAATGAGCGGATTTCACAGAAGAATCTGCTACACCAGAAACTAAACTTCTTAGTGACAGAACAGATGTATCTGCGATTCCTGCTCGTCTTGCTACAACAGCTCTTTCAGCATTAACTGCATTTTGTGCAAGTTCTGCTTTGCTACTGAATCTTGAAGAAACAGCATAAGGAACTTTATGCAAAGCAAGTTTTCCAAGAGAAACTCCATTTACATAAGCATAAACAAAGATATTTCCTTGATTTCTTGTAAAAATAGAATCTGCAATGTTTTCTAAAAGAACATTAATCATTCCATTATTTACACTAACTGATTTTTCTTCAACATACCAGAATGCTGATGTGTTTAAGTGTGAGTTCTCATTAAAAGAACTATCTGCGAGATAAGCTGAAAATTTAATTTCATTGCTAACTCCAGAAGGAACATGTGCTTGATATTGCAAATCTGTTGTTTGAGCGGACAGATTAACTGCGATAAGCGTAAGAAACGCAATCAAAAAGGTTTTCATTAAATCCTCGTATTTTTAGTTAAAAATGACTCTTGATGAGTAAACTTTATCGTTTGTTGTGGTGAATGTGATATAAAATACGCCTCTATAAGGAAGAGTGATTTTACGAGCTGACAAATCATATGCATTTGTGATGATTGTTCCGTAGATGTCATAAATCAAAATAGACTTAACATCATCCATCATAAAAAATACAGTTTCTTGATTTGTCGGGTTTGGATATACAGTAGAAATATATGAAATTTCTTTACCTGAAAAATCTTCAACAGAAGTTGTTAGTCTTCTTGGTATTCTAATTCCAATATGATTTCCATTTTTATATCCTGCTATTACCTGACCGATAGTAGCGTTGTTATTACCACCTGTTACTACTTTTTTGAACAAGTCGATGGTATAACATGAATATGTAGTAGTATATGTAACTACACACAGAAAAAGCGCAATGATATACTTCATTGTGGTCTCCATTCATTTATGTTTATTAGATTGCATCATAGTTTATATAAAGAGTTGGAAAAAAGTTCAATTTAATCGGAAACTATTTTTTAAGTTTTAAGTTCGATATATAAGATTATCTGGTATAAACATAAATAAAAACCCTTAGAATGGACTTGATGAACAGAAAATTTACTATTAATTTAACTACCCTTATAGGCATAATATCAGCCATATCTACAATTATTGGGGGGTACTGGTATTTCAAAAACACGATAGAAACAACAAGAGATGGTATAAAATCAGCAAATGAAAACTACAAAGAACTTAAAAACGAAATACAACTTTTAAGAGAAAGGTTATATGAAATGGCTATTACCTATAATAAAAATGTCCAGCTTGAAAATGAGATACATCCAGATAAAAAAATCAGAAGAAGTTATACAAAATATGAAGAAGATACTGTTATAACCCCTCCTTTTAGGATGGTTCCTGAAGAAAAAAGGATAAAACCTGTAATGGATACGATAGACATATCAAAGATAAAGATAAAACCAAATATTCAATTACCTATTAAACTAAAAAAATAAAAAAGCCCCTAAAAGTATTTATTTAGGGACTTTATATATGGTTGCGCCAGAAACGAAACAACGATATTTAAGTGCAGTGAGAAAAATCTAAGAAAAATCTACACTCATCGCAGGGAAAATTACTTTTACCCTTTTCCGCCAAACTATTCTTCTGGATGGACTAAGGAGTTTATATCTTAAAACATAAAAGAACTAAGTTTTAGATATAAAGGCGGTTTCCATAGCATTAGGAGATTTAATACTCACAAGCTCAATTCCTGTACAAATATAAAGAACTTTCCAATAAAGTTCAAATTTTTCTGAAAATTTTATTTTTTGTTTTCCCGATTCTTTTTATTAGATTTGTAACAATAGTGATATTAAACGATATTAGTTAAAACATAACGATAATTTAGAGGGTTTATTTATGATTCAAAACACCAGAATACCTCAAGGGTATGATAGCCTAAAACGCTATAATGAAAGAGAGCAGTATGAAAATGCTATCTTAGACTATTATCACAAAAACAAAAATTATCAAAACCTTGTTTTATGTGAAAATGGAGATTTCTTTTATATAGACTATTCTAATAGAGGCAAAGCCTTTGATAGAAAGGATAGTAACTATATTGGCTCTATTTATGATGATAAGATAAATTTCGCAACGGCTAAGTTCATCTATGATTATAATTATATGTCAAATTATGATTGGGCAGTAAAACTTAAAAAGCATATTTCAAGATGGATTGATGAAATAAGAATAAAACAATCAAATAATACAGATTCTGTTTACTTAATGTTCAAACTCCCACAGAATGAAAAGCAATATTCTGTTAGATTTTCAGACCATAGCGATAGAAAATTTATCGCAGATTTTAATTTTGCAATTCCTCTTGGTTCAAACTTAAATGGTAAAAATTGGGATGATTTGATTAATTGGTTTGATTTTTTGCTCAACAACAATATTGTTACCCTTAGTCAGCCTTATTTATACCATGCTACATATGCTCCTTTAATTGAGAGTATTAAAAGAAATGGGATAGATAGTTCTTTATCTGAATTTAATTGGATAGACTCTAAAATAGGTGTGAATTATCTTTCAAGAGACCCTATGATGGCTTATAATTACGCAAAAGTTTCATCTATCGTTCCTGAGTCTTATTTAAGAGATATAGTCGTTTTGACTATTTCTTCAAGTAAATTAGATAAAACTAAGTTGTTTTCGCCGACAAATACAACTTGTTTTGATGATAATTCTACGATTGAATGTAGAGATTTCATACCATATGAAAGTATATTAAAAATTGAGAAGTATTGATTTGATATATAGAGAAAATAAATTTTTCCTATGAAATATATCAAAATCTATGAATCTTGGGTAAATGAAGCAGAAGCCACAAAATTTGATGTAAGTAAGCCACAAGCATATCCTATGTTAAAAATAACACAAGGAGAACTTTATACAGGAAATGAAGAAAACTTCAGAAAAACCTTGGCAAGTCTTTATAGCAGAGGTATAGAAAAGAAAGAAGTCAGTGAGACTGACCCATATGGTGTTATTAATTTTTTTAATATAAAGATAAAGTCAATAGATTCTAAAAAAAACTCAATGTCTTTTAAGTTCGCAAAAGCCCAACAAGATGTTTCTATAACAACTGAATTGAAAGTTACCGCTGGATTTACAAGCGTGATGAATGAAATGGGATATGATATAAAGTCCGAGTCGGGTTTAGAACAAATAAAAAATGCTTTTTTAGTTTATCCCAAAGCAACTGATAAATCAAAAGTAATCACAAAATCTGAAGATGGTTCTATAAAAGTATCCACAGAATCCGCAGTCATAGTAATTTTACCCAAAGAACCTTACGATAAAGAAGACTTAGCTATAAATTTAGATAGTTTATGTATAGCAAAAGGAGAAGCGAAAGATTGTGTTGTAGGTCAATCTTCTGCTTATATTGCTCTTGAATTCAAAATTCCAGGTGCATTATCTTCAACTCAATATGGGGATGATAAATTCTTCACAAAGACTATATTCAAAAAAGCGTAAAAATAATATTACTTATATGAATTACAATTCTGAATTTGATTTCGAAGATACAGGTGATTTAGTATGTTGGGATACTGTATATTATGCAACAACAACTTCAAACAAAAAGATAAATATAGTTTATACACAATCTGAAAAATCTGAACATCCCGTTGAACATAATCAAAAGTAACAACTATATTCTGTAAATTGAGTTAATTTCTATAAACAGATTATATTGGTTAATTTATGAAAGTATATGAGCCTCTTTGTTGGATATGGGATGATTATTCAGCATCAACTATCGATGTAAAAGAAATGGGTCTTTATTCAACAATAGAACTCGCAAAAGAAAAGATTGAATCTTTCTACAAAGAAATGATGTCTCCCTCGGAAAAGGTATTAAGGCTAAATGAAGATATAAAAGTCCAAAATGAAGATAGATACAACCTATCTGTATTTACAAATAAATATGAATTTCATTTTAGAGTTATAGAACGAGAACTCATTTTAGAATGAGTCTCTTAGATTAAATCACAGTTAAAGGAAAGCACTATGATGCTTGACATTAAAAATGACCATATGATGCGTATGGAGTTTGATGAAAATACCCTGTTAAAAATGGGTTTTACTATTTCTTATTTAGGTAAAGAAAATAGTTATACAATATCGACAAAACAAAAGGGAACTCATTTCATCTTGCAAAAGGATGGAACTTTGCTTGTTCATGATGAATACGATACAATCAAATTAGCTAAGGTAGAAAACTTAGAGGAATTGAATCAGATTATTGGTCTCTTTTGCTGATTTTACTTTACATGTTTTGTAAAACAAAAACCCCAGAATTTCTGGGGTTTTCTTTTAATATTAAAGTATAGAACGAAATGTTCTGAAAACATTCCAAAAAATCGGAGCATATTTAATGATGATATATGCTGATGTTGAATAATATAATATGGATATAATTATAGATATAACCCTAAGCTTTTTTTCCAAATCGGGTTTGTTTTTAATACGAATCTCTAAAAAAAGTTTAGCGATTGATATTACTGACAGAAATAACAGTAAAAGCATGATATTTGATATTTTTAATTTGAACTTTTCTATTTAGAATATATACCAGCAAACAAATAAAGTTCTTATGAAATCAAAAAAATACATATTTAAGTATGAAGAGTTACATGAAACAATACATAGAACTCTTACAAAATTAAAGCTCATAATAACAGCAGAAACAATACTATTCAAAGATAAAGAATTCAGAAATGGACTAAACAATACTTTATACAGAAATGCCCTTTCTTACAAATTAGTTGAGTCTTACCCTAATAAATTAATATACTCAATTCAAATAGACTACAGTAAATTCAAAATTTTAACTGATTTTTCAAATAACATAACAAGAGACATAAATGTAATGTTAGATACAAAAGGATTAAAGGGGGCAGAATCTTCAGTAGACCATCACAGGATTTGGATAAAACTTCCATAATTTTTTTTGAACTAAATCGGCTATTTTTCTATAAATAATAAGTATTAACTTAAAATATAAGGTAAGCTATGCCTCAAGGTTCTTATTTAGATTCCAAATTTTATATTCTGTTGATTGAAAACAAATACTTTCTAACTTCTGAATTGTATAGAAAGGAAAAACCTCTCGATGAGTTTTTTTCAAATAGATGTTTTTTAACAACTGAGTCTGATATTATTTCTGCGGTTTCAATCTATAAAAGCATCAAAGATAAAGTTTCAGCTTCTATGTATATGTATACTTATGATTCTGAGGCTATTACAAAATCAAGAAAAATTCTTGAAGATTTTGAAATAGATAATCTTATGGATAATGTCTTATCTCATTATATCCCTGATGTTTTTTCTTTACAGCCCATAATCAAAGAGATTACATTGGAATCTTTAAGAAGCACAGAAATCTATAAAATGCTATGCGAAGCTCATACTTCACCAGAAGGAAATCTATTAGAGAATATTGTAAACTTAGAAACAACAAATGCTCAAATTTCCTTTTTTAAGTATGCCTTAAATATAATAAAGAATCAAAATATTGAAGGTTGTCTTTTAGAAGTAGGGACAAATAAAGGATTCTTTGGATATATTGCTTCAACTATTTTGGGAAAAAGAACTTTGCATACAGTAGATGTAAATATGGAAAGTTCGAAGGTAGTTCCAATTCTTGCAAAAATGGGTATGAATGTTATATTTAACTGTGGTGATTCAACACATATATTAAATAACTACACGATAGACGAACCTGTAGCATTTGCTTGGGTAGATGGTGGTCATAAATACGAAGAAGCTTTATCTGATTTAAGAAATGCCGCAAGACTTGGGGCAAAATACATTGCTCTGGATGATGTTAAATTTTTCCGTGGTAAAGTAAATACCGCATATATTGATTTCTTGACTGAACATCAAGAATATATGAACATAGATAATCCTTATTGGGAACATGATGATGTTGGAATAGCTTGGTGTAAATTAACAGATTAATTCACATCTTATCTTCATAATAAAATGAAGTAAACTTTTTTATTGTGATTAAACCAAATTTTTCGGCTACTTTCACGATATAGAGCTTAGAAATCTTATTATGAATATTTTGCATCATAGACTTGAATTTGAATATATTTGAATGCCCCTTATAGTGATTACATATTTCACAACTTGGCATTAAATTTTCAAATTCCTCAGTTCCACCTAATTTTTTAGGAATAAAGTGGTCAATTTTTAAGTCTTTATATTCTAAATAATTACCACAATAAGCACATTTTCCATCAAATTTTCTGTACACTAATTTTCTTAAATCTTTATTCATAAAAGAAAGTTTTTGTATATTGCTCACATGGAACATTTACTCTATATACTTCAATCTATACAGACTTTTCTTAAGTCAAGGGAGTTTGTGGATTATAACATTTATTTTTGTGTTTTTGTGATAAGCATGTTTTTTTATTTGTTCGTAGCTTATCCAATACTGTTAAATTATATAAAAAAGGAAAAAGATTATGCAGATGATTAAAGAAAAAATAGTAAGATTCGTAGAGGCATTTGAGTTTGTTCAAAAACATCAAATTTTGAATGCTTTAGAGATGTATAATGTAGAACGAGTTCAAAATTGTATAAATGAACTGGTTAGCGAAGATGCTCTTGCTATGAAAGAAAATCCAATTGATGGGACTTGGCATTACTATCTTTCTTATATGTACAAGAATAGTCCAAATTTTAATTATCTAAAACCGCTCGATAAACAAATTTAAGTTTCATCTGGGTAAAGAAAGAGCATGGGGTCTACTTTCATTTATAGATGAATTAGAAACTCTAACATAAGTTGCATTTGTATAAAGGCCAGATAACTTATTCACACCTGAATAAGAGCAACCGCTCCCTATACTACCTATTATTGACCTCATAGAGTCTCTCAGAGCCCCTTTATATGGAACAACGGTAGAAACTCCCTCTGAGACAGAAACTCCCCCCAGCCAGTCTTCTTGGGCTTCTTTTGAAGCCATGCCTCTAAATTCCTTCATTGGCGAATTATAGCCATCTCGAATGAGTTCTCCTGGTGATTCATCATAACCACTCAATAAAGAACCAAGCATAACAGCAGAAGCACCAAATGCAAATGCTTTTACCATATCACCTGTATTTCTTATACCACCATCTGCTATAATAGAATATAATCCATCTTTTTTATTAAAAATCTCTTCATGATGCTTACAATCCATAATAGAAGAAAGAGTAGGCATTCCGTGGCCTGTTACTATTCTTGTTGTGCAAGCACTACCGCCTCCTATCCCAACTCTAACTGAATCAGCACCAGCATTGATTAAATCAATATAAGCTTCATAGGTTGATACATTACCGCACATGATATGAATATGAGGGTTAACTATTTTTCGAAGCTCTGTGACCGATTCTAATGCCCTTTTTGCATGTCCATTTGCAGTATCTATGCAGATAACATTTGAACCAGCATCTAATAAACTATAGATTATAGATTTATCTTTTGCTTCCAATAAAGAAACAGCTATTCCTTTATTGCCCTCTACTTTTTTCAAATTTTCTATTCTCTTTTCCACCTCCATGAATCTATGAATTATGCCAATAGCTCCAGCTTTACTTAATTCTTGAGCCATTTTATATTCACATACAGTATCCATAGGAGATGCTATAATAGGAACTTTAAGAGAAATTATGGCTTTCTCATTTTTTTCATGACCTAATTTCATCTCTAAATCAACGGAAAAACGGCTTTCTACGTTTGACTTAGATTGGGGGAGAAGTAAAACATCATCAAAACATAATGCTAATTCAGTTTGTAAATTCTTTTCTCTCATGTTTTTGTTTTGCTATTTTTATGAAACATATCAGGTCTGTAGATTTATAGAGTTGTTCGGAAAGTTTGTTTATTCTTAAAAAAATTTAGATATATAGGACTATAGATAAAAAACTAAAAAAACCTTATTTTTATGGGAAATGTTCTTAAATTCGAGGACTATGTTCTTAACGAAGCGAAGAAAACGGTATCTAAAGTAAATGTTAAAGAAGGAAAAATGCATAAACTTTTGGGAGTTCCTTCTGGAGAAAAGATTGAAGACCATTACAAAACAGGTATGGAATTAGCAAAAGCTTTGGTTAAAGCTCTTAAAGGAGACCAGAAAAAAGCGGCTGGAATGCTTGCTTGGGCGGCTAATATCCAAAAGCGTGGAGATATTTTCGATAATGCTTTGGCCTCATTAAAAAAAATCTAATAGAAATGTCTGTATATTCATTTGAACAATGGAATCTTAACGAAAAATCAGGTAAAAAGAAAGCTACGCCTGAAAAAAGCTTGATGGACACCATCTCAAATCTTATGCCTAATAAGCAACCCGCAGTTTCTACTGAGGTAGCGAGGAGATTTAAGTTTTTAGATTTTGAAGAAAAGGAAAAAGGCGCAAAGACTGTTGAACAAATGAAACTAATAAAGGATGTAGATTTCTTTTTGAAAACTTTCAAATACATAGAGTCTTTGAAAGTTTTAGTTAATCCAGAAGTAGCGAAACAAGGATTGAACTTTGAAAATCAAATTCCAAATTACGCATATGATTATGGTAATTTACCTGACCTTATAAACTTGCCCGTTGATTTGACGAAATATATTGTTCGCTTCTTTATGACGGCGGGTTTATCTAAAAGCGGTGCAGTTGCGTTGGCTGCTAACTTTTGGAAAGAATCGAGATTCAATCCGCATCAAAATCAAATTGGGGGAGGACCTGGATTTGGTTTAGCACAATGGGGCAAAACGGATAGATGGAGTAGATTCGTTAACTCTTTCCTTTCGGTGTTTAGAAGCTCAGACCCAAAGTTCTCTTCTATGAATAAAGAAGATTTAGATGCACAATTAAGTTATACGATATATGAACTAAAGACATTCTATAATGATGTATATTTAGAACTATTGAAGCCATATAGATTAGAGTCAAAGGTTATCTTGATTATGAAGAAATATGAAGTATGTAGAGATAGAGATAAACCAGAGGAACAAAGAGAAAGATTTGACATATCAAAGAACATAGCTGTTATTATAGCTTTTGACCATTGGATAGATATTATAGAGAAGTCTATTTTTGTTTTGAAAGATTTAGACTTAGGGAAATTCTATTAAAATTAATAGACCGCGAAAACACTTGCTTTTTATCGAATATTCCTTTATATTTGTGTTATGAAAGAAATTTTAATCTATTTTATGCTCTAAAATGTCGAAAATCACCAAAAAGAAAAAAAGTTTCAGATTTTCCTTGCTTTATCGAAAAAACCCCTTATATTTGCAGTTGTGAATCGGAAAGTTGATATACAGAACGAAAGAATTTTTAACAATACATATACCAAAATGGTATAATTTTCATTTTCATTTTTTGGAGTTATTTTATGAATAAGACAGAATTGATTAAATCAATCGTCGAAAAGTCTGGTCAAGACAAAAAAACAGTAGATGCTGTTTTAGGTGCTCTTGATGAAATCGTGAAGACAAGTGCTTCTAATGGAGACTCAGTCCCAGTAGCAGGTCTTGGAATCTTCAAGGTCTCTGATAGACCTGCGAGAACAGCACGCAATCCTATGACTGGTGAGACTGTTCAAGTCCCAGCAAAAAGAGTTGCGAAATTTGCAGTATCAAAATCCCTCAAGGATATTGTTGCTGGAAATTCTAAATAAATAAGATGGGGCTTTTCTTCATCGAAGAAGAGCCCTATACTTTACCCCACCTGTATAACTTCGGACAAAGTTATATTGAACCTCAAATAGTCCACTATATTAATATTGTATTTGTAATTAGGTAAAAACACTATGGAAAATCAAACAAAAAATCAGAGAAATTTGAAAATTGGCGTATTTTATGATGGTAATTTCGTAAATCATGTTTCAGATTATTACGCATTTAGACATCCAATAAAAAGTAGGCTATCTCTAAAGGGATTGGAAGAATATATCATAGCCGAAATAGCAAAAAGAGAAAATTTGGATTCTACTTTTAATTGTAAAATTATTGAATCACATGTGTATAGAGGGCGCTCAACAGCCCGAGAAGCAGATGAAAGAGATGTTCTCTATGGAGAACGTGTATTTGATGATGCTTGTATGTATGATGGGATTACTACCCACTATCTTCCTATCAAAATCCAAAATGGAAGAATTCAAAATAAAGGTATAGATGTTTGGATGGCATTGGATGCATATGAATTAACATCTATGAAAGATTTGGATGTAGTTGTATTGGTGACAAGCGATACTGACTTCAAACCGCTTATTAGAAAATTGCACTCTTTGAATGCTAAAACATTGCTTTTAGGTTGGAATTTTGAATGGGAAGGAGAAGGTGGCCCTTATATTTCAAGAACATCGAGAGAATTGACAGAATCTGTTAATTGGTTTATTGATGTTGCATCAAAGGTTAATGAAGATTCAGAAGGAATGAAGAAAATTTTTGTTCCAAAGATAGAAAGAGAATATAAAGAAAATTCAGAAGAGTATTCAACTCAAACATATTCTGCAAGACAAAGATTTTCAAAATACCCTAAGCCAGATGAAGTTCAAAATTCAGATATTCCTTTTGACCCAGATAATAGAATAGAGTCTGAGATTTTGAATATAAAGAATGGTTTTGGTTTTATATTATATCCACCGAGTAATATATTCTTCCACGCCTCAGATGTTATAGACGGAGCCTTTAATCATTTAGAAGAAGGCGATGCTGTGGAATTTCAAATTTATACAAAACCGAATGGTGAGATAGTAGCAAAGCATATTAAGCTATTATTCGGTAATGATGGAATGAATCATAGTTATTCTATGTGATGGCTTCCCACAATCACCACCACTAAGACAAAAAAACCCATTCAGTTATCTGATTGGGTTTTTTGTTATTATTCCTAATCCGTTGTATAAAGGATAATAGTAGTAATGCATGTTATATTTTCTTGCCAAGTCTTTTACTGCCACATTTACTTCTTCAAAGCTAACAACATCATGAAAAACAACAAAATCAGAATGTTTCAAAGCCCAATCTCCAGCTGAGAATGTGTTTTTATAATCATGGATTATATCAATATGGACAAAATCAAATCTTTCTTCATCTGCTATTGTTTTAGACCATGATTCCCAATCTGATTTGATTAAGGTTATATTTGAGAAGTCTCTTAAACATTCTTTTGTATGTTCGAAGTGATTTTCTTTTACTCCACTATGTATGTCGCCAGTGAATGTATCGATTCCTATAACTTCTTTGAAGCAACCAGAGAATACGGATGTGCTATATCCCCACTCTACTCCAAATTCTAATGCTTTATTCGGATTGATATTAAAATCCCGAATCATAGGCTCCATTATTCTCTCAAGACCAACCCAAGCAGATATAACATCATACTTAGGCTTATTCCAAGATTCTTCAATTGTTTTATACTCTATTCTTTCTATTTCTTTATACTCTTCAAATTCTATGTAATTGTCAAATGTATATTCTTTCTCATAATGATTTACATTAGAATTATGGGCTTCATACATTCTGGCATTATCTCCGCTACCAATCCAAAACTCAGAATAAACTCTGTCATCTTTTCTTCCGAGGTCTTCAAGAAAATATTCTTTTTTTAACGATGAAAGATATTTTGTAGTTGCCCACCAAAAATTACCGCTATAGTGGATGTGATAACCATAATAATCATTAGCTTCTCTTAGATTTACACCATAAGAATCCCACAAACCACTGGACAGAACTACTTCTGCGTTTTTCCATAAGTTTATGTTGAAATGTTCCATGTACTTACGCCAAGCGATTTGTTTTCTCCTAAAACTTCCAGATAAAGAATAGTCTTCTTCAAGAAAATACGATATTCCTTTTGTATGCATATAGAGAATCATTTCATTCTCTTCTCTTTCTTTTGCAAATTCATTTATTCTTGATAAAGTAGTTCTTTCTGCTAAATATTCATTTTCATCCAGAATAACTTTTATTTTTTCAAATTTTGAAGTTAAATTCAAAAGCCACTCTAAATTACTTTTATCTGAACATAAAAGTATTATGTTTAAGGATTCTATTTTATCATAAAGGCCACTTTCAAATACTCTTGAAAGTTGTTCCTGAACTAAATCGCACCAGTTAAATCTGGGAAAAATATGATAGAATATGTGTTTTTTCATGTTACTTTTACTTTTATATTTTATTTATTATAGTTTTAGATTAAGTATTGTTCAAAATTAAAATGAAAGTCAAAAAATGGAAATTCCTACTTAAAAATAGGGATATATATGAGATATAAAATAAATTAAAAAAGTCACATGCTTAACTTTATTGTAACTCATAAGGTTAAGAGTATAAACGGGATATGATTAAAAAAGTAATGCCCCAGTGATGTTTTTGAATGTAATCGGGAAAATAACGGATATGAATGATTACATTTATTCAGAAAAATAAGGTCAAATGGCTAAATTTTTCATTTTAAGTAAACTATATTTCACTATATAGTAGTTAAAAATTATCAGGGCATAATATATGGAACTTGATGAAAACACTCGAATGTGTTTAGGTATAGGAATAATAGGCTCTAAAAATTTCAAAGATTCTGATTTAATTCATGCTTGGCTGGATAGATTACATAAAGAATTAGGCCCATTTGACAAAATCATCATAGGTGGTGTTGGTGGAACTGATAGCTTTGCACAGAGCTGGGCTAAAAAGAATGGAATAGATATAAAGGTTTATTATGCCGATTGGTCAAACTATGGGAAAAAGGCTGTTTATGTTAGAAATATTTTCATAGTTGAGCACTCCGATATTTTAGTTTCATTCTGGGATGGAGACTCTAAAGATTCTGCACATGCTATACGGATAGCAAGGGTTTCAAACAAACCTCTCTTAGTAATTTCAGAAAGAGGAGAAATAAACGAAATTCTCTCAAACATAAAACTTTCTGATTAAACTAAACTTTTCTGATTGGATTAAACTTTTTCTGATTCAACTCTATAATAGGTAATTCTCATGCTAATTGCGAGTTAGTTTGAAAATATAAACCGCGAGCTGATTAAGATTCTTTTTACTCCGTTTGAGTCTTTGTCAAATCTAACATTGCCCTGATGCCAAGATTTATAGCGAGTTTATATTTAATCAAAAACTAACTCGCATTTTTTTAAAAATTGACATATGGATACACGACCAAATTGGGACGAATACTTTTTAGATATTGCAGAAAAGGTTGCAACTCGCTCTACTTGTTTAAGATTAAAGGTAGGTTCTGTTCTTGTGGCAGAAGATAATAGAATTTTAGCAACGGGGTATAATGGTTCTCCGAAGGGAACTCCACACTGCATAGAAGTAGGATGTCTAAAAAATGAAGAAGGAAGATGTATAAGAACAATACACGCTGAGATAAATGCTATTCTTTCTGTTGATATGCATGTAAGAAAAAACAGTATTCTTTATTGTACACATGAGCCTTGTGAAAACTGCACGAAATCTATTATTCAAGCTGGAATAAAAAAGGTCGTTTTTAAGAATTCCTATTCACATCCAAACTCAGCAAATTCTTATTTCAATCCTTATTTAGAGTGGATTCAATACAAAAAAGACTAAAACAAAAAAGCCAATCTTTCGATTGGCTTTTTCTTTACTCAGGTTCTGTTGTTATTTGACTTGAACTCGAAGAGGTGAATATAAGTTTTTCTGATTTCTTATCCAGTTTTATTTTCACAGAACTGCCATCTTTAATGAGACCAGATAGCAATTCTTCTGAGAGCGGGTCTTCTAAGTGTTGTTGGATACTTCTACGAAGTGGTCTTACTCCATACTTCTCATCAAATCCCTTATCAACCAAAAACTCTTTAATGGGCTTCGGTATTGAAAGAGTAATGCTTCTTTCAGATAATCTATCTTCGAGCTTTTTAATTTGAATATCGATAATGCTAATCATATCTTCTTTCTTCAATCTCTTGAAGTATACGATTCTATCAAGTCTATTTATGAATTCAGGTGAGAAATTTTGCTTTATTGAAGTATCTATTGTTTCTTTAATATGAACTTCATTGCTTCCACCTTTATCAACAGAAAAACCAAGGCTACCACCTGCTTTGATATCCTTCTGTCCTATATTGGATGTCATTATCAAAATGGTGTTTCTAAAGTCGACCTTTCTTCCTAAACCATCTGTTAGATGGCCATCATCAAAAACTTGAAGAAGAGTATTCAAAGCATCTGGATGTGCCTTTTCAACTTCATCGAGAAGAACTACGCTAAATGGTCTTCTTCTTACTTTTTCTGTAAGTTGTCCTCCTTCATTATATCCAACATAGCCAGGAGGAGCTCCAATCAGCTTACTAACAGAAAACTTTTCCATATACTCAGACATATCTACTCTAATTAGAGATTCTTCTGAGTCAAATAAATGAGAAGCCAAAGTCTTAGCAAGTTCTGTTTTACCTACACCAGTTGGCCCAGTAAAGAGAAAAACTCCAATAGGTCTTGATTTATCTTTTAGACCAGCTCTTGAACGCTTTATGGATTTTGAAATAACTTCTATTGCTTCGTCTTGTCCAATTACTTTTTTGTTTAACTCTTCGTGAAGAGTAAGTAATCTATTTGCTTCATTTTGAGTAACTTTTGTAACTGGTATTCCTGTCATCATTGATACTATTGATGCGACATCATCTTCTGTTACAGTTTGAATATCACCTTCAAGATTTTTTTCCCAATTTTTTTTGAACGCTTCAAGTTCCTCTCTCAGTTTACGCTCAGCATCCCTTATCTCAGCGGCTTTCTCAAATAATTGAGACTTAACTGCTGAGTTCTTTTCTATGCTTAGTTCTGAGAGCTTATCTTCTATAACAACTATTTCTTTAGGTATTTTTATGTTTGTGATTTTAACCTTAGAGCCAGTTTCATCTAAAACATCAAATGCTTTATCTGGTAAAAATCTATCGGTGATGTATCTATCTGAGAATTTAACACAAGCTTCAATTGCAGAGTCTGTATATCTCACACCATGATGCGATTCATACTTATTCTTTACATTATGTAGAATCTCAAGAGTTTCATCAATCGAAGGTGGTTCAACTAAAATCTTTTGAAATCTTCTATCAAGAGCACCATCTTTCTCGATGTTTTCTCTATATTCATCTAATGTTGTTGCTCCTATACATTGGATTTCTCCTCTTGCAAGAGCTGGTTTAAGCATGTTCGCAGCATCCAAAGAACCAGACGCACCACCTGCCCCAACAATTGTATGTAATTCATCGATGAAAAGAATAACATCATCATTTTTTTCCAATTCTTGAACAACAGACTTAACTCTTTCCTCGAATTGACCACGATATTTTGTCCCAGCTACCATAGAACCTAAATCTAAAGTTATAACTCTTTTATCTAAAAGAACTTTTGGGACTTTTCTTTCAATGATTCTTAAAGCTAATCCTTCTACGATTGCGGTTTTACCGACACCTGGTTCACCAATCAATACAGGATTATTCTTTTTTCTTCTTGCTAAAACCTGAACAACTCTTTCTATTTCTTTTTCTCTACCAATAACTGGGTCAAGTTTGTCTTCAATAGCAAGACGAGTTAAATCTTTACCGAAGTTATCAAGAACTGGGGTCTTTTTGAGTTTGTTTGTTCCAGTATTGTTTACTGGTTTATTTCTTCCAGTTTTAGAGGAAGGCTTTCTTGATTTAGAATTATTTACATCTGTGTCTGAATCAGAATCAGATTCTTCATCTAAGTTCAAACTTTTGTCCAATTCTTTTCTGAAAACGTCATAATTGATGTCTTGTTTATGAAGGCATTTTGTTGCTTCATTTTCTTCATCTCTCAAAATAGAAAGAATCAAATGCTCAGTTCCGATTCTGTCTGACTTATAAAGTCTTGATTCGAGGTATGTTACTTTCAATACTTTTTCAGAATTTTTAGAAAGTGGGGTAGATGATTCTCCTATTAGAGTGACAATAGAATTTTCCATCTCTTTTTCTATGTCTTTCTTTAATTTTTTGAAATTAACTCCAAGAGATGTCAAAACTTCAATACCCAAACCTTCTCCTCTGCGAACAACCCCAAGTAAAAGGTGACCGATGCTAATCACATCATGTCCGAGTCTTAGAGCTTCTTCTCTTGAAAATCTTATGACTTCTTGTAATCCATCTGAAAAATTTCCTTTCATATATTATCCTGTTTCCTTTTTAGTTCTATAATTTTCGTCTAAACGAACTTATTCTGTATATATCGATAAAAGACATATCATCTTTAATTTATTGGAGTATTTTATCAATTATGCCATAATTCAAGGCATCCTGAGGAGACATCCAATTATCTCTATCAGCATCGCTTCTAATTTTGTTTATATCCTGTCCAGTATGTTCAGAAATCAAGGAATATAAGGTTTCCCTTATTTTTATCATTTCCTTCGTATAGATTTCAATATCGGAGGCTTGACCATTTGTTCCTCCCAAGGGCTGATGCATCATTATTCTTGAATGAGGTAAAGAAAACCTCTTTCCTTTTGCTCCCGCTGTCAATAAAAATTGACCCATAGAGGCGGCAAGACCTACACAAATTGTAGATACATCAGGCTTAATATACTGCATTGTATCATAAATAGCCATACCAGCGCTTACGCTCCCTCCTGGGGAATTTATGTAGAGAAATATGTCTTTTGTTGAATCTTCGGATTGTAAAAACAACATTTGTGCTACAATAAGAGAAGCAATAGTATCATCTACTTGAGTTCCTAAAAAGATGATTCTATCTTTAAGAAGACGTGAATATATGTCATATGACCTTTCTCCACGGGAGGTTTGCTCTATAACATAAGGAACAAGATGTGAATACATAATAACTCTTGAATGAGGATTAAATAGTTAATTTCTGAGGTTTTTGATAAGAATCGCCACTTCTTACACTTTCACTTATAGTCAAATATCAATAAATGTTCTACAATTTATCCAATAAATGACAAAATCAAAACAGGAAAATCTCTATTATTTTTAGCTATATCATCTAAACTCTTATTATTCAAAGGAATAGGTGAAATACGTAGAAATATGAAATTAGACTTGTATTCTCAAAATATATACGAGATAAGTTTAATTATCAAAAAACCATGGGTATTTTAGAGAAAAAGAATGTCTGTAAAATTGTATGCATCGAATGGGACAATGTATGCGAAAGATGGATTATCAAAATAGATGAACCCAAGTCTGTTTCTATAATCAAAAGCAATTTCGAGTTTATATTAAATAAATCCAAAAAAAGAATTTACATACATGAATCCGCATTTGATTTTTTAGTTTTATTTTATCCAGTAGATGAAAATGACAAATATCTTACAAACATGATTTGGGCGGCTTCTAACTTACATGAGTGTATTTTTTTTGTAGAATCTGAAGAAGATATAATAAGAGGAATTTGTAACTTTTACAGAAATTTAATAGTCATGGAAAATAGAGAGACCTTAAAAGGATATAGAACTGAGCAGTTTTTGAAAAAAATACAATTTTCACATGGTCTTTCTATTGATTTTTTTTAGAAGCTCTTGTTTTTAGTCAAATCTTTTATTATTTTTGTAACGGCTTATTTAATTGTTTTAGCAAAATAATACTATGAAAAATTTAGAAAAAATGCTTTTTGAAGGTACTCGAGAAAATAATATCAACAAAGTTAGATGGGCTTTGAATTTAGGAGCAGATATAACAAAAAGAGATAGATTAAAAAGATGTCCATTGCACTATACTACATCCAAAAAAGATTTAGAGCTGGCGAAGTTTTTAATTCTTTTAGGGGCTGATGTAAATGCAAAAGATTGGATGGACAGAGTTCCAATACATAATACACGCAACATCGAAACGGTTAGATTATTAGTCGAATCTGGGGCAGATTTAAGTGTAAAGGAAGGAGTCAGTGAGTTCCCCATTTTACATAATTATATAGATTGTTCGGATAATTTAGAAATATTTAAATTCCTAATACCATTAGGGATTGATGTCAATGCGTCAGACTGTGATGGATATACTACATTACATAGAATAGCAGATAGTGTGTGTAATTTATCAAGATTGGTTGATATTATGGTTCTACATGGGGCTGATATAAATGCAAAAAATAAGTTTGGTGAAACCCCATTGCATATAGCAGTAAAGAGAGAGAATGCAATATTGGTAGAATCTATTTACAAAGCGGGCGCAGACACAACTATCGAAGACAATAACGGTCTGATGCCATATTCCGTAAAGAATAATAGTAGAATCAGAAGAATTTTGATTCAAAGAAGAAAATAAAAAAATAGTTTGCAGATATCAGAATTTTCATTATATTTGTAATAGTTCATTGAAAATGGGGGTGTCATTGGTTTCGATTGGCTTTTGACGCACTAAGAAGCAACCCGTGCTGATACTCGGTGGAGCACGATAATACAACTGAGTAAATCATAAGTGGCAATAATAGCACACATATTTTCAATCAATATCCATTGGTTGGAAATACCCAGACACAATACGCAGTAGCGGCTTGAGTCCGAGTGATGTAATTTGTAGCTGTTCTCATTATATCACTCGTCGCCTATAACAGCATATACTATAAAGGGCTTTCACTTTATAGTGAATTTTTGAAAGCAAAAGAATTATCGGCTGTCCTTTGCCTAAATAATTCTTACTATAAAAGGACTATGGTTGTAGTGGTCTGGTAACTTGATAGTCAAGACGGGGGTTCGAATCCCCCCACCTCCACAATTTTTTATTTTTATTTTAAGGTTAATGTTATGGAATATTATGAGAAAATGTGCTCGATGGCATCAGACCCGAGCAAGAAAAAAACTAAAAGTGACTTGGAATTATTAGATTTACTAAAAACATGTGAAATTTTTTGTATTCATCCTAATAACCCAAACCCTACGCATATTGAAAGTGACCATGAACTCATCCATGACCCAGAAGGGTATAAAGGAGATTTAGATTCTCCATTCAAGACTGTTTGGATAGAAATGGGAGAATTGAATGGTTCAAAATATAAACTGACTGTCGATGAACATCCATACAAAATCCACGAACCAGTTGTTGATTGTCTTGGGATTCTTATTCATGAAACTACTCCTAAGATTTTTAGAATATGGGGCTTGTTTGAAGTTTATGGAGCTTTCAGTGACTTAAATAAAAAACGATTAGTCATAATTGAAACTTCTACTTTAAGCTCTCTTGCTGAATCCATGATTGATAGAATAAACAAAGAAGCATGGGGATTGGAAGCACCAAAAACAAAGTTAAAAATAGGAACAGGTGACTTAAAACAAATTAGAAGAATAAATAGAGTTATTCATATAACTCCAAAAAGAAATACCAAGAATATAAAAGGTAGCGGTAAGAAAATAGATTGGTCTCATACTTGGACAGTAAGAGGACATTGGAGAATTATAAAAGGAATCGGAAAAGACAGAGATGGTATAGCTTCAGTTCAAGGTCATACTTGGATTGGTTCTTATCTGAAAGGAGCTGGTGAACTTATCAAAAAAGCAAGACTTATTAAATAAAAGATTAGGCATTAAAATTTACTATGGAAAATGAAAAAATCTCAGAATATGAATTATTGAGAATATTCTCTGAACTACAGTCGAATTCTTCTTTTGATAAATTAGCTCCAACTTGGACACCGAGGCTACTTAAAATTAAAGAATTGTTAGGACTATTTCAAATTCCATATAAAGTCAAGCATTATGTAGTTCCTGGTTATGAGAGTAGATATTTTACTAATTTCTATGTCTCATTTAATAAGGATAGCCAAGAGAAAGGTCTTATTTTCCTTGCCCACCATGACATAACTAATGAAAGGTCTGAGAACTCGCAAGACAATACATCTTCTGTTTGTCAGTTACTTTCATTGATGCAAATAATTAAAAATAAAGAATTGACTCGACCTATTCATTTTGCACTTGTTGATTCAGAAGAACATAAAAATTTTAATTGTTGCGGTAGCCAAGTTTTATCAGAAGATATACACAATCGAGAGTTCGGAGAAGTAGAGTTATGTATTAATTTAGAATTAACAGGTCTTGGGAAAAATATATGGGTTAGTAATTATGAAAAATTCCCCGAATCTTCTCAAGATATAATACAAAAACTAAATGCTCAGAGGGTTAAAACGCCCTTTAATGATGCATATGTTTTGTCTCTTTATGATGTTCCAGCTATTTGCATTGGTCTTTTAGATGATGATGATATAATTACAGCTATTGAATCAACAGGATACCCCAAAATTTGGTCATTATGTCATAGCATGGAAGATACTTTTGATAAAATATCAGAAGAAGATATGGTTCAATTTCAAAACTTAATTTCAAGCCTTTTATGAAACATGCATTAGTTACTGGTGGTTTAGGATTTATTGGTAGCTCTTTTGTAAGACTATTGATTCGATATGGAGTAAAGGTTACAATAATTGATAATTATAGTTATGCTTCTGATGAAAATAGAGTAAATTCCGAGAATCCAAATCTTTCAATTAAACGTGCAAATATATGCAACGATGAAGCTTATGACTCTCTCTCTGATGATATAGATTCTATATTTCATTTTGCGGCAGAAACTCATGTTGACCGTTCTATAAAATATCCTCATATATTTTTGGAAACGAATGTTATCGGAACTCAAAAGGTTTTAGAATACGCTAAAAAAATAAAAAAAAGAATAGTAATTATATCAACAGATGAGGTGTATGGTTCAGCTCCCGATGGAAAGCATTTTTCAGAAACGGATGTATTAAATCCAAGTTCGCCTTATTCAGCATCAAAGGCATCTTCTGATTTGTTAGGACTTTCTTACCATACTACTTTCAATACTGATGTTATAATAACCCGTTGTAGTAATAACTATGGCGAATATCAAACAATAGAAAAATTAATACCCCTTTCTATTTACAATATTTTACATGATATACCAATACCTATTTATGGAGATGGTATGCAACAAAGAGATTGGATTCATGTAAATGACCATTGTATCGGAGTTCTCTATGCATTTAACTACGGTCAATCTGGAGAAATTTACAACATAGGAACGGGAGTAGAAACTCCAAACATAGAACTTTTGAAAATTCTTGCAAAAGAGTTGAATAAAGATGTGACATTTGAGTTCATAGGTGATAGATTAGGGCATGATGTTAGATATGCTCTTGATAGTTCTAAACTCATGGGACTTGGATGGAGACCTTTTTATTCTTTACAAGATGGAATGAGCGATATTGCCCATTGGTATAAAAACAATACTGATTGGCTTGAACAAAACAGAGATAAAAATAAACAATGGTTGAGTGAGCAATATGGAAAATAATAGATTAAGACCTTTGAAACAACCTTCTATTGACTTGAATGAAGAAACTATGAATCCTCTTCTTAAAAAGATGATAAAGAAGATGAACTCAGAGTCATTCATGACCGATGAAAAAGATGTTTTAGTAAGACTTGAGAATTACAAGAAAAAGAAAGGTTCCTTTGAAGAGGATGGAGAAAGTGAATAATGAAAAAGGAGGCATTTGCCTCCTTTTTTACTCGTAGCTTACAATAGAACTGCTGAATTCTTCTGAAAAATAATGAAGTATAAATTCATACATAAAGTCATTAATATAGTGAAGTATATTCCACCCAATCGTAGATGCTGTTGTATCTGGTCTTTTTAGTTTCATTTGTAAAAACCCTCTTGCATTAGAAAGAACTTCGATATATTCTTCCATTCCAAATGCTGGATTTTCTTTAACTCCATCGCTTGTTTGCTTTTTATATGCTTCTACGCATTCATCCTTTTGATTTACAATTTTAAGGATTTCTGATACAGTTACATAATCGGGTTCCATTCTTAGTATTTCTCTTAATTGACCGCTTCTTGCCAACTTTCTTACATTTTCTGGGTTTTCTAATTTATATTTCTTCAAACTGGGGCTAAATGTCATGTTCCACTTACCATATTGATTTAACATATTTATAAGTTTATCTATAAGTCCTCCAAGATATCCAGTTGAGTAATAACCTGCATTGACCGCTTGTTCTTGTTGCATTTGGATATACCATTCTTCGTTTCTATAATCTTTTGATGCTCCATCTGTCAAATAATCCATTTTTCCTTCTAAGTCTTCTTTACTTATATTTCTATCACTTGTATATTGGTCTATATTTGACCATAAAACATAAAACAACTCATTGGCTTTTATTTCATCTGTCCCATATTTTATGACAATATTATTGTTCATGGGGTCTCCTTGAAATTCCTTACCGTAAACTATATTTTTGGCTACTCTCCACATTCTATCGTGAATGTAATCATATAAATCCTTGTAAGTTATGCTTCCAGCTTTCAAGTTCTTGTATTGATATTTTTCGTTTAAGATGCTTTCTATCTCTGAAAAATTCAAACTTTCATTCACGAATTGCTCAAAATTTGCTATTCTTTTCATTTGTTTTAAGTTAAATTTCTTTGTTTTTCTATATATCCATTATTTTAATCCACATGGTAAAATTTAGTTAAAACTTAAAAATAAAGAGTCTTTCAAACTTTAATCTATAAATTGATATATACTTATACATGGTGATTTCTTAAAAATAAATAGGCATGTTTATGGAATTAATTATTTTGGTTGTTCTTTTAGCTGTTATAGCTGGAGCAATCGGTATCGCTACAAAAAATTCAGATGGTGGCGAAACATCAAGTAATGTTGGATTTGATTTAGAGGCAAGAGGTCCTTTTGAATCAACTCCTTCATTAAGCACTTCAGCAAAACCTGCAAGAAAGGCATCAAAAAAGGTTAGTGCAAAATCTACAAAGGAAACTCCTGCTGTAAGTGTTAAGAAAGGAAAGCCTGCGAAAAAGGCAACTACGCCAACTCCTGCTCCTACAACTTCTAAAAGAGCTGTTGAAAAAGCTCAACCTGCAATTGAAGTAAAGGCTACAAGAAAAGGAAAAGCAGGAAAAAGAAAATAAAAAATTACTATATAGACTAAGTAGTTATTTTCAAATGCTCTCATGTGAGAGCATTTTTTTTAGGTTGTCTTGAACTAATTGCTATTTTTGCATATAAAAATATGCAACCCAAATGGAGATTTGGTTATGATAACCATAGAAGACCTCTCTCGTATAATCGAGGTAGTGAAAATAAAAAAGATATGTGAAGATTGTGGAATGAACTATTCTACAATCATGGCTAAAATTCAAAGAAAGACTGAGCTTTCTATTAAAGAAAGTGAATGTATAACTAATGTCTTACAGGCATATGGATTAAAGTTTGGATATCCTCCGAATCCAGACAAAGAAGAAAAAAAACAAGAACAATATGAAAATAAGTGAACTAAAACAATTTTTGAATAATATACCAGAAGAATTAGAGTCATATCAGATAATCTATCGAAGATTTGAAGATGAAGGAGAAAATATACTATTCTTAGATTATCCTCTAAGTACACTCTATGTCGATGATGAAAATGGTGAATTTATATTTCTTGATAAAGACGGTTGGGATTATTTTGACAATAATCTGCTTCTTCGTGATGGTGATGATGATTCTGAGGATGCTTAAAAGTAAACAAATAACTTAAAAACTTATATATTAGATATGAAAAAGAAAATACAAATAGAAGAATTGGTGCCTTATTTAAGCATAGCTATAGCATTATCTTATATTATTTTTGACTTGGTAAAATCATAAAAGGACTTTGATATGTTGTTTTTATTCTCGATTACCCTGCTTATTTCCATTTTTACATTTTCTTTTCTATTTAACACTTTAAATAGATACTGGAAAACACTCGTTCCCAAAAGAAAAAGACTTTATATTATACTTACGACTATTAACTTTAGTATGATTATCTTAAATATATTTCTCATATTCAATTTTTTCTTAAAATTTATTTAATATAATTGATATATAGTTTACTCTTACTTTTAGGGATTTAGTTATTTTCTCTACATATAATGAAAAAAACAAAAAATAATATAAAAAATTAAACAATGGTAATTTTAGGCGCATCTGAGTCTTATGAAAATAGGGGAAATATTGAAGAACTTACAAGGGTAATAGGTGATTCAACAAAGAAAATAGAAAAAATCAAAAGTAATTTCGATACCCTTCTTTATGATATTTTTGATGAAATGATTGAGTCTGACAAAAACTTGGTATATGTGTTAAATGAAAAGTTTCAAAAAGAAATAGAAACCCTACCTGATTTTGTTGATTTATATGCTATATCCACAGAAATAGACCTAATGACCTCAGACATGAAAGCAACTGAAGAATCAGAAGCCTTAATAGAAATATGCAAAGAACATGAGTCTTATTTTGAATATTACATAGACATACAAAAAACTCTGATAAACATATACAGATGACAAAAGCCCCCAAAAATGGGGGTTTTTTATTTTATGGAGCCATTATACATTTTTTTAAGAAGTAGACCTAATATTTAATTTTTAAGATATATAGAATCATAAAATTTAACCTTATTGCACATGACGCGTGATGAATTAGTTGAACTTGTCCAAGATGAGTTGACAGTTTCGAGTGGATTGCCTAACTCAATCTCTCCAAAAGAAATAGAGCGTATAATAAAGAATGCAGAACGTTGGTTTTTCATAAACTATAAAAATGCGGTTGAATCTGATTTTTATGTAGTTCCTCATTCATATTTCACCTCATCTGAATTTACAGATAGAAGATATATTCAATTACCTGACTGTGTTATGACTATCCAAGATTTTCGTGAAATTAGAGGTGGTTCAAGAATTGGTATAGTTGACCGAGACATTACAGAAAATAAAATCATAGCTTCTGAATTATTCCTCTCACCAGTTATTGGAGATGACCTTGTTATGAGGACTGCCCAATATGCTTACTGGGATTTAACAAAAGCATATTTCTTAGATACAGTCGCTTACACGTTTAATCAAAATACAAAAAGAATAAAAATATTAGGTAGAAATCCAAGAACAAGCACAATTATCAAATGCTTTTCTAAAATACCAGAAGCTAATCTATATGATGATGATTTATTCATTAGGTGGATTTTTGCTAAAAGTAAAATAGCACTTGGGTATATGTATTCACTTTATACATATCAATTGCCAGGTGGCGTAACAATAAATGGAAGCATCTTAAAGGATGCTGGTGAAAAAGAACTTCAAGAAGTAAAAGAACAGATAGATAAAGAAGCACCACCAGATTGGTTCTTGGTTTATAATTGATGATTTTACTAAAAGAATATATAAAATAAACATAATAAACATGCCTGCTAAATCTAAAGCCCAAGGTCGTTTAATGAGAATAGCCCTTGCATATAAAAAAGGTCATTTGAAAGCAAGTGAAGTCTCAGATTCGGCTAAAGAAATAGCTAACTCCATGACAATAAAGGAGTTAGAAAAATATGCAACAACACCTGAAAAGGGTTTGCCTATGCATGTAGATGAAGAGTTTGCAACTCTTGATGCTACTCCTGGTATGGGGGATGTAACTCCACCAACAGCAACTACTCCTGGAAGTGGTGATGTATTTAACGCATACGGTTTATACACACAAGGATTTTTGAAAAAGACTAAAAAGGATAGGAAAGCTAAAAAAACAGACCCTATGAAACATTATCATCCTGAAAAAGGAATAGTTAATTTTCAACCTCATGGTAGTATTGTATATTTTGAAGACTTCATTAAAAATTTGAGAACAACAAGTTCCAATTCTTTTAATGACCATAATGATGATTATCAAGGTTTCATAAATACAGATTCACAATATACAGGCCCAGAATCTGGGGATGGTGGATATGATGGTGGATATGATGGTGCTGGTGATTAAATAGTTCTAATTAAACAATTAAGTATAAACATAAGTATTGAATTTTAATGGTATACGCTGCTGATAAATATCTAAGAACGTTTTTAGGTTTAAATGGTATAAGGAATCCTGCTCTTTTGGCTAATACAGAGTATGAAGACCCTACATATCCTATGTTTCATGTCCAATTTAAATTTGGGCCAGCATTGCCAGATGCTAAACATCCAGACTATGTCGCAAATAGGTTGCTTGATTCTGGTAGTAATCCAGAGTCCGCCATAAGTTACTTAAAAAGTATATCTGAACCCGAAAGAGCAGAAAGTTTAAGTAAGTTTATAGATGCTCTAAAAACTATAAGCGAAAAGACACCATATTATTTTCAAGGTATATCTGGAATAGATAATCTTATGAAAATGCATTATCCTGTTGATTCAAAAACTCCATTTGCAGAACAACAGGATATTCTTCTTTCGGTAAAAACTCTTGAAAGTATTGACTTTAGAATTTTAGCGCTAAAGGACTTGTATAATAAATCAGTTTTCGATAGAAAGTATAGAAGATGGGTGTTACCTGTAAATCTCAGAAGATTCAGAATGAGAATTATGATAGGCGAGTATCGCCAGATGGCTATTACAGAAGAAAATTTTTCTGTAAATCCAAGGCAACTTATGGACACATTAAGAGATGTTGATATATTTAATGCTTCTAATGTTGGTGGTAAATTATTAGGAAGAGTAAGTGAAGGAAGTTTAAGTTTTATAAAAAGATTACAGTGGTGGGATAATCATTTTTCATGTCTTGTATTTGATTGTCATGATTGTGAGTTTGAAATGAACTCAGCCCCTGAAGCTTTTTCTAATTTATCACATGGAGATAGTCTAAGGAATCCTTTAACTAACTCATTTGGAATTAGAGTAGGTAGAGTTGTAAATACGAATGTGTATAGTTTGTTGAAATTTGTTTTAACTGATGATATTTTATACCAATCGTTTTTGAGAGCTCAGGCTCAATCAACAACTAAAAATAGTACAGCGGATGATAAGAAGTATGGTAATATAATGAAAAAATTAACTAAAGAAGATACAGAAGAAAAGGCAGCTATACTTTCAAAACAATATCAACAAATATTCAAGCCTGTATATGATTCTTGGGGTAGCTATCAGAATCTTTTAAGAGAGAAGGGTGATAATAAAAGGGTTATACTGGAAAATAGGGATTTTGAAAGTGCTGTAAGTGCAGATTTAAATGAAGGATTAGGTGCTTTAGGTATAGGAGATGCTTTAGGTAATGGAACAAATTTCGGACCTGGTTTGGGTTCAGTTGGTAATTTTGTTGGCGATACTCTTTCAGGTTTAGCACAAGAAGCATTAGGAATGGCGACCGAACAGGTTACTAAAAATGTATTTGATAATGCTCTTTATAATTCTATTGCAGGAACTGCTCTTGGTGTATTAAATGGAGACTTAAATGCGGCGGCAAGAAACTTTACAAACCCAGCATTAGCGGCTCAATTGGGTATAAATTTAGAATTTTCAAATAATCCTGTCCCTCCAAATCTAAGAGATGGAGTTCCATCTAAATTGGATTTGACTCCTCCAAATGTTCAGCGTTCTCTTACGGACGTTAGAGCTAATTTAACGGGAGAGGGAGCTGACCCAAGATTTCAAGCTATTGGTAGACCTGGTCAGAGTTTATTCTCTAACCCAGAAAGCATAGAAAAAGCTATGCAACCTCAAACCATAGAATTTACTGAAGTTAGAAAAGAAACTAAGATGTCTACTACTAATGTAGAATTTACTGAAGTAAAAAAAGAAACTCGATTAAATCCACAGAAAGAAACTCTCGTTGGAGCTACTCCAAAGAAAACCTTTGATTCTACAAATGCAGACTTGCAGGGCGCTCAGGCTCTTAAAGACCTAACACCATCTAATGCAGATTTAACTGGTGCTCAGCCTATAAGAGACTTGAATCCTACAAATGCAGACTTGCAGGGCGCTCAGGCTCTTAAAGACCTAACGCCATCTAATGCAGATTTAACTGGTGCTCAACCTATACGAGACTTGAACCCTACAAATGCAGATTTAGAAGGAGCTCAACCTATACGAGACTTGAACCCTACAAATGCAGATTTAGAAGGAGCTCAGCCACTTAAAGACTTAACGCCATCTAATGCAGATTTACAAGGCGCGCGACCTCTCAAAGACTTAACGCCATCTAATGCAGATTTAACTGGTGCTGAACCTATTAAAGACTTAACGCCATCTAATGCAGATTTAACTGGTGCTGAACCTATTAAGGACTTAAAGCCATCTAATGCAGATTTGCAGGGCGCACAACCTCTCAAAGACTTAACGCCATCTAATGCAGATTTAGAGGGGGCTCAACCTATAAGAGACTTAAATCCTATAAATGCAGATTTGATTGGTTCTCAACCTCTCAAAGACTTAACGCCATCTAATGCAGATTTACAGGGAGCACAACCTATACGAGACCTAACTCCATCTAATGCAGATTTACAGGGCGCACAGGCAATAAAAGACCTAACTCCATCTAATGCAGATTTGCAGGGGGCGGAGGCAATAAAAGACTTAACGCCATCTAATGTAGGCCTACAAGGCATACAGCCCATGAGAGATTTGAATACTACAAATGCAGACTTAACTGGCGCTGAGGCAATAAGAGACCTAACACCGTCTAATGCAGATTTACAAGGTACACAACCTATACGAGACCTAACACCATCTAATGCAGATTTACAAGGAGCTTCTGCTCAAAGAGCATTTACGGAAACAAACGCTGATTTGAATGGAGCCTCTCCATCAATGAGATTCGATAATGATAATGTAAAATTGGAGGGTAAACTTTCTTCTGACAAATTCAATTCTTCAAATGTAGGTTTTACTGGTTCTTCTACAAAAACTGTAAATAATTTAGGAGTAGAAAATCTTGAAGGTAAAGATGCTCTAAGAGAGTTTACAGAAACAAATGTTGGTGACATGCAATCTAACACAAAAGAATATTCTTCATTGGGAACTGAAGCACTTGTAGGCTCTGAACCCATAAGAAATATGAATATGTCAAATGCTGACTTAGATATAAACAGCTCTAATTCTAAATTACAGACAAATGTTGAATTATCTGGATATGAACCAACTCAGCCAATATTGGGAGTAGAAAATTTAACAGGAGCCAAACCTTTAACTAATTTAGTTATGAGAAATTCAGAATTAGTCGGAGCGGATAATAATTCAGGCGCTACAAGAATTGTGAATGTTGATTTAGAAGGTGCTCAAAAGCAAACTTCCATGATGAATAAAGATGAATTAAAGGGGGCGGGTAAATTAACATCTATGAATCAAAAAAATGTTAACTTAAAACAAGCTGCTCCAAGTAATACTATGGTTCCAAAAAATACAGAATTAATTGGTTTTAATCCGTCAGTTACAATGACTCAAAATGTAGATTTTATAACTATGTCTTCAAGTGAAACATTGGAAATACAAACTGTTGAACTTGAAGGGAAACCTAAAACTGTGGATGTTTCTATGACAAATGTAGGTTTAAGTGGGTCTTCAAAAGAAGAGACTTTTCAGATTAAAAATATCTTAGGAATACAACCTCCAAAGACTGATTAACTAAGTTTATTTTTTTAGGATATATACTAATTATGAACAGAAATCACACTTATTTTGGTAAAGTAGTCATAAGCGATGACCCAGAAAGAATGGGTAGATGTAAGGTTAGAATCTTAGGTGTTCTTGATGAACTTAAAGATGAAGATTTACCTTGGGCTTTTCCTGCATATAATTCTACTTTTGCAGGAGGAGAATCAAAAGGGTATGGTTCTATAAGTGTTCCTAAAAAAGATACAGTAGTTAGAGTAAGATTTGAAAATGGAGATGTGTATACCCCAGTTTATTGGAGTATACCGATTGTAAATGAAGCTATGAAAGCTGAGATAGATGCTTCATATCTTAATTCTCATGTTTTAACATATGATGAAGATGAAGATATGAAAGTTCTTTATAGTCCATCTATTGGTCTTAAATATCATCTAAATGGCTCACATCTTACTATCAATCCAGATAATTCTATAACTATTGAGCATGAGGCAACACAGTCTGTTATCGAATTGAATGGCTCAAATATAACTATCGTTGCGAATAATCAAACGGAAATAACTGCTCCTACGAAGATAGAAATTAATAGTTCTTATGTTCATGTAAATGGAGTAAAAACAGAGCTTGGTGCGGCTCCTGTATTTTCAAATATATGCGCAGAACCACTTTGGGTTTTTCTCAAAGCTCTTGCGGCAGCTACTGATGCTAAATGGCCACCTTCACCTGGAGTTTTATCAGGTTTAGCGGCGACAGCCGAGGTAGCAAGCACTTCAAAAACAGTAAAAACATCTCTATAAAATACAATGGTTCAATCTTTATTACAAATAACACCATACGCTTTAGTTGAATACAACTATGATATAACAGAGTTGGGAACGGAAGATATATCATTTATTTTAATAGATTCTTCATATACGAATTCTCGTCAAATACTAAACGAAACAAAGGGAAATAATCCAACTTCTAATATATTGGATAGGTCTGCTGTTAGACTATCCGATACAAGAACTTGGGGTTATTTAGACCAAGATAGACCTATACCCTACAATATTCTTGATGCATCGAATTTAATTTCAAATAATTTAAGTGAAATTACAAATACGAATTGGCCAGTAAAATATGAAACTGTAAAGTTGCATTTACTTTCTGGATACAATTTAGAAGACTTGGATGGTCTTTTATTATCAATAGAATATCCAGAGGTTTCTGGTAAAACTAATGTTGTAGCTCAGATTGCTTATTTGAAAGGCGATGAGTATGTAAACTTAAACCCAAGACCTATCATCATAAATGGGATTACTTATGATAGATATATCGAGGTTCAGATTCCATCTTTGTATTATTTGAATTCTGCTTTTTATGCAACACCTACAAGCGCTTCTTTGGCTTATTGGTTAACATCCGATAACAAAGGTTTCGTAAGAGAAGGCTTAATCAATATAACTCTGAGGGAGATTGCAACATCATCAGATGATGGTTCAAAACTTTTACTTACAACAGGAAATGAGAGAAGCGTATCTTTCAAACAAAGAGATGCTTATAGCTCTCTTGTAGCTGTTTTGAAAGAAAATGAAGAGGAAGATTGTTTTGAGTATTATCCAACATGGGAAGGTAATTTCATAGAAGATTTAGTTGCTAACTTAAATGGGATAGGTGGAGATTATTATGTTTTCCACGAACTTTATGTATATGAGCAAGTTGGATTTAGTCAAATAAAAACAGATTATTTCGTTTCCTTACAAGAAGGCGACTTCAATTCCCCAAAGAAATTTAGACCTGTTTTGAAACAAGCAGATTCTGCATATTCTTTTAGCATTGACTATGTTATGCGTCTGACTGACAGGGGCAGTGGTAATCAAATAATTAGGATGGCAAGTTTAACCTCATTCGACCCCAAACGATATGGTAGAAAGATAGAGAAGGTAAATCTCGATGGTTCTGTAAAATCATTCAAAATTTATAATAAGATTGTAGAAGAAAATAAACTTAGCATAAATAAAAAGTCTGTAGAAAGGAAAATAGAAAAACTCTATACTCCCACATTTTTTGATTTTAATGAAGTTGCAGTAAATACATCAAATGTTATTCTAAAATCAGATGGGACTTTTACAAGTGAATCTGTTTGGAATTGGGATGTTATATTTGGTCAAGGTGAGGCTATAATTCTTTTACATCCTTTTGAGAATTATGTTAAATTCAAATTACATAGATTCTTAGAAGCAAATAAAACTCAATACTTAGATTTAAGATATGAAGTTGATTTATTCTTAGTAATAGAATATGCTGGAAAGCAAGTAAGATTTTCTAAGGTTGATGGGTTTTACTCAACAAATTTAGCAGAAGGTGAAGTTATATTTAAGATACCTACCAGAGAAGCTAATGCGATATATGCAAACGAAGGTGGAACATTTTACATAACTTCAAAAGTCCCTTCTTTCATTAAAGTTAAAGTAAAAGACAATTTCATAGGCGGTATTGCAAATAGAGAAGCTAATATAATATCAAAGGAATTCTACTCTAAAGGTGAGACAGATAACTTAGAATTGATATTTGAAGGAACTACTTATTTTGTTCCAAAGAATATGCTACAAGTAATCCAAGTTATACCAAATGGTTCTGGTGTTAGTGAAACAACACTTTACACAGGAAAATGGAGAAGAATGCAAGAAGCTGATAAAGTTAAAGACGAAATTGAAAACATTAGGAAAGCAGAGCTCGAAAAAGTAATAAATCAGATTAGAACTTCTCAATTATCTCTAAATGCAAGACAAACAGAATTAGACAAAAAATCCGCTGAGCTCTTAGCTCTTGAAGCAAAACTCACAGCACAATCTGCTTCTTTGACTTCAAAGGATAGTTTGCTTAATAATTTACAACAAGATTTAACCTCAAGGGATAAAGTTTTATCTCAAAGAGAAAAGGAATTGAGAGATAATGCCAAAAAAGCTGCTGATGCTGAAAATGCTAATATAGCCGCCTTTCAAAACCAATTAAATAAAATCTTAGATGCTATTGAGAACATAGATACCTCTGGTTCTGGAACAGGTGGAGGAACAGGTGGAGGAACAGGTGGAGGACAAGGCTCTAATACAGATGAAGGCGGAGGAACAGGCTCAGGCACAGGCACGGGAACAGGCACAGGAACGGGAACAGGCACGGGAACAGGCACAGGCTCAGGTACAGGTGGAGGAACAGGTACAGGTGGAGGAACAGGTTCTGGAACAAGAGTTACCGCGAAGGATGTTATAAATTCTACTGGCACATTTAATAACAGAGTATCTAATAATGTTACAATAACGAATGTTGCTTCAAGGATAAACTATGTTGATTTTGCAGGACGTTCTGGTAATGATTTAGGAGTTCTACCAGGCCTTGGTCTTAAACCATTAGATACGGATTCTGGGCTTAATAGTTCTCAAAAAGGTTTCGGTATAGCTAATTCAGGTTCAAAAGTAGGTGGAACTACAGCTACATTCGTAGGCTCAAAATCAAGCCTAACTTTACCTAAATCGACTACAAGTGCAAATCGTTCAAATAACTTTACAGATAGTTATAGTAATACTGGTGTAGGTAACAATAAAAAGTTAAATAACAATGCAGACTCAAACTCAGGCTCTTCATCTACACCACCAGCAGGGAATACAGAAAAGGTAGTTATTGGTAAAATAAAAGATTGGATTGTAGGATTAGATAATGAATCTCAATTCTTCCAGACTGATATTAATCTCAATAAAGTATTTTCAAGAAATTCCGCAGTTAATTCAAGATATCTCTGCGAATTACAGGTTGATACAATTAAATATTTATCAGTTGGAGATATTTTAGTAAGTAGTGATGGGTATGTAAATGTTCAAATTACAAGCGTAACTACACCAAATAAAGTAATAGCTCTTTGGTTAAAAGGAACAAAGGAATATCCTACCAATAATCCTTTTATCAACTTAGGAATCACAAGCACAACAGGAACTCAATATATCTATAATACAGCCTTATACGATACAAACAAGATTTCTTGGACGATAATCAAGCCTGTCCCTGAAGATAAAGGGAAGGGTGGCGGAGGCGGAGGAGAAGGCTCTTCAGTTAAACGACCATTATAAAATTTCATTCTTAAATGATACTAAATGCCAGACAAAACTTATTTGATTTTAGATTCCCAAAGGGATTTTTCTTTCCAGAAATAGAAGAGAAGTATAAGCCGTATATTAGGGCTTTACCTTTGCCTATTGATAATGTATCAGATTTCATAAATCATACAATACAATCATTTAGGATGCCTTCTATATCTGTTCCTTCCGCAGAACAAAGACTAAGTGCAAGAAGAACACTTTGGAGGGGAGGTTTACCTTTTCATTTACTAACAGACCAGAAATTCTCCGTTACTTTCAAATTAACTGAAGGTTATGTGAATTATTTCATCATATATGACCAACTTCGTCTATTTCTTGAATTTTCAAATGAAATAGAATATCTACCTACATGTAAACTTAGGCTATTAGACTATGGTGGAAAAGAATTTGTTTCTATTAGACTTCAACAAATAACCATGGTTGGAATAGGAACTCTTGAACTAAGTTTCACATCCGCTTTGCCTCAACAAAGTAATTTTACCTGCGATTTCACATTCAATATTTTTGAATTAGAGAAAGAATATCAATAATATTCCTTATATTTGCATACAAATTTTCAATTACATAAGGAGGTATTTGTATGTATAATATTGCATATCTTAGAAACTGTTTGTTTTTTGATATCGAAACAGTAGGGAGATGTCAAACATTTGATGAATGTTTGGAAAAAGAACCTGTCGTAGCTGACATTTGGTTGGAAAAAGGTTCTATGATGGATAAGTTCAAATCTAACCCAGAGGGATTTTATGAAACTAATGCGGGTCTTTATCCTGAATATGGAAAAATTATTTGTATTTCTTTTGGGTATTGGGATACATCAGATAAGAAATGGAAAATAGAGTGTCTTGATGAATCCAATATGACTGAAAAAGAAATGCTTTTTGAATTCGGTAAAAGATTAAATACTGATTTTAGAAATCATGTTCTTTCAGGGTATAATATCAAAAATTTTGATATCCCATATGTTTACAGAAGAATGCTCGCTAACAAGATACTTCCACCATCTCAAATAGATAATGGCGATAAAAAACCATGGGAAGTTAGAGCATATGATTTGTATAGAACTTGGACTGAATCCAGTGGAATAGTTGGAATGTGTAACTTTGAATTAGTATGCACATTGATGGGAGTTCCTTCATCAAAGGGCGGTTCAGTTAAAGGTAAGTATGTTTCTAAAGCATATTACGAAGGAAGGATAAAAGAAATTAGCGAATATTGCGAAAGAGATGTAGAAGCATCTATAAAATTAGCAATAGAATTTTCGGCGGAAAAACTTGAAGAAACAATATAAAAAAGTAGAACTTAAATGTTCTCCTTTTTATTTTTAAAGTTCATCGAACAGCTCTTTGAAACTTGGAATATTTCTATACTTAGAAAGAGACCAAATTTTTTCAAGTTCTGAGTATTTAGATGTCTTCAATATATGATTTATTGGTGTATTAGAAGTTGCTCTTTCGATATAAGGACTTTTACCTTTTTTCCAAGCAACATAATTCAAAAGTTCATATTCGGTGTGCGTATCTTTTGGTATAATATGATATGTGCCTTCTTTTATTTGGGTATGGTTTTCTACTATAGTTTGAATTAAAGAGTTAAGAGCAGTTTTAGTTATCATTGAACGTTTTATATCAATAGCACCATGATACACTCTATCTTCCGAAAAGTCTATATTGCTAATTGACATTTCATCAAACAATTCATATCTTAAAGTCCATACTCTGTTGCTTACAATTTCTTCTTTGGAAATGATTTCTAAAAATTCTTGTTCGGGATTATATTCATCAATTTCTGTAGATTCATTCCAGTTTGAATTTCCAAATACATATCCAGATGATGTGAAAATAAATTTAAGATTAGGATATGTTTCATACAAAAATTTAGAAACTCCTGAATGAAATACCCATGGATAGTTTGTATCATAAATTACCCACTCTATTGAGTTATTACTTTCCAAAGTCTTAATGATAAATTCTTTTGGATTATCATCTGAATAATCTTCATTAGATACAAAAACACTTGCGTTCCATGGTTTTATTACTTTAGATAGTACAAGAACTTTTATTCCTTCGTTATGATGATGAGTTGGTTCTATCTGCATGAGGGTATATCCTAACTTTATTACTGGAATTTATAGTTATAGTGAATTTTCAGGATTTTGTTCTTCTTCGTTAGGTTCTTCATATTTTAACTTTATAACATCAATCTTCTGCTCTGTTATTTCGTCAATTCTTTTTTCTTCTTCAAAAGTTTTTCGAGTTTCTTCTATCTCAGTTGCATTTTTTATAGCCATGAGAAGATTCTTAGTTCCTCGAAATTTAAGAGACTCTGAATTAACATTTTCAGTGTTTTCAATCGACAGCTTGTTTTGCTCAAATAATTCACTCTTTAAATCTTTATAGTTTTTCTCCAAAACCATTATAGTTTGGAGTAATTCTTTGGGTAAATTATTTTTTGTTCCTAAAATAGAAGAAAGAGCGGCATACATCTTATAGTCATCATCTCCAGAATCTATTCTTTCCATGATTTGAATTACCGCAACATCACTCACAGCTTTTTTCCAAAGAATTTCAGATAAGGCTATTGAATCTATATTCAATCTCTGTTGAATCTTTGGGTCGAGCATATTTTCATTTGTGACATAAGATTCACAAAATGCTTCTATGATTGGTCTAACACTTTGATTAGTTTCATCAAGAAGTTTTCTGAAATCTGTAAAACCAACCTTTGGTTTTGTAACAGATTGCATGATTTTAGGGTCTTGGCGTATTTTTCCTTGGAGGTCTTGATTTACCTTTTCAAGTTCTCTAAGTATGTCTATTTCTTGACTATTTGAATCCATATTGTAACCTTTCTTTAACTATTATATAAAATTATAGCAATTTGTTTGGATGCCCACCAACGTAAGGCAATTTAATTCTTGGTATTGCATTATCTATGATTAAAGATTGATTAGAATCTGCAACTATTGATTCATTCAAGAATTTTTGCATCTTTTCAGGTTCAATAGTAACTGACATCAATCTTAGATTTGTAATCTTCATATAACTTGCAGGTAACTTATACTTGTAAACATGAGATACATCTGTTACTGCAATATCATTATAGGTGTATTCATATAAAACATCCATATCTGTAGTTGTAGGCATATTTGTAGCAGGACTCCACTTTCTTTTTAAGATGCTCAAAGAAACTTGCTTATATTTTGCTGAATAATTAAATACCAAACAATACCAAGTATCGAGCTCTAACTTGTTAGGCAAAACGAAATTATAATCTATAGTTCCTATTCTTGCTAAAAAGAACCTACCTTCATGTGATTGTAAAACCACACCTTTATTAGTATAAATTCCATCTATGAAAACATTTGGTAAGTTCTTTCTTACTTTAACGCCAACATAAAATTCCCATCCTGTAAAATTACCGTCTACATAGGCTTTTACCTCTGGTTCAATGCTTATTCTAACTTTGTTAGCGGCTATTTTTTGAATGACTACTCCCCATAGTGAAAACCCACTATCTGCTTTTGAGAAGGTGACGACTTCTCCTAATTTTGCGCCAATATCGGCATTTGTTGTAATAATATATTCAAGACCATATTCTTCAATATTTGTTACGCTTCTAACGATAGTCGTTGGGTTTTTAAGTAAAAACCAACAAGTAAATGCCCTTTCTGCACTTGTATCCCACGAAACAGGAACGAGATAATCTACCATAGTTCTCGTAACTCCTTCTTTATCAATAGGAGATGCGCTTAAATCATATCTATAATGTGATATAAGTGTATGATAATTGAGTAGGTCTCTTTCTTCTATTTGTAGATTTGGGTCAATATAGTCTCTAACTTTATCTGAACGCCTTGTTGCGATTGTAAACTGTTGTTCATTCGTTATTTTATCTATTTCATTATCAAGAGCAACACCGAATAACTCTTCTGTTGAATTTGATAATTGGTCTATTTCCGACAATAAGCTTTCATCTTTAATAACATTTGCTTTATCAGCATACTTAACAAGAGAAACTATAAAGTATAAGTCTTTATACATGAAATCTCTATGTGGATAAGAAGAAGATACTTCATATAAACGATTTGTAATAGGAAGATAAATGATATCTCTTTTTTGAGGCATTAGTCCTTTTCCAAAAAATGCTTCAAAATATCTTTTGTCTATATGAACTAAAAATGGCTCTTCATAATCAATATTAAATGGATTAAAATTTAATTTTGAATCTGGGAATTGATTCTGAGGAACCATAATTTTAAGACACTTATAGTCTTTCGATGATTGATATATGCCATATTCTTTAAGTATAACATCCAAAGAACGCATTTGTGGGGTTACACGAATATAAGCGGCATTGTGACCAAATATCTTATTTATATTTAAGGATAGATTCTTTTGAAGCTCAAGGCCTAAATTAACGGCATATGGGTCAAATGAAAAATCGTTTAAGAAAGCTGTTCCGCGAGAGTTACCAACGCTAAAGGCATTCACTGGCGTTGGCATAAAGCTATCTCTTGGGTCTGGGACTGTTGTTGTAATAAGTTTCCCTATGCTATTTATAGTTATCGGAGAACCCGATGCGAGGATATATTTAAGTTGTAAATATAATATATCTTCGCCTACAACATCTATGTTTTGAAGGTTCGTTAAGTTAAATTCTATCCAAGCAGACCAAGTATCTTGGTCATAACTCCAACGAAGTTGGCGGTCTATAGAAGTTCCGTCATAATCATCATATTGTATATCTTCATCTATTTGATAAGTTTCAATCTTATCAAGATTTGTATAACTTTGGGTTAGAACTATATAATCACCAGGAAGTGATAGATATGATGCCATTTTGATTAAATATAATATTACCCCTCTATATATCTTATATTTTTAAGTGTTTGTATATTCCACAGTAAAAACTTCAGGTTAGAACTTTAACATGGTGTAAGCAAAATATGCTAAATTTTAGATATATAAATCTCAAATTAATAGAATAACTATGAATTATCTTGAATTATTCGAAAAATGGTCTGAAAAATACAAGAAGAGCATAAATTGCAAAAACCCCAAGGGATTTTCTCAAAGGGCTCACTGTGCAGGAAGGAAAAAGAAAGCTCGTAAAAAATTGAAGAATTATGAGTCTTGGGTTATAGAAAATTATTATCTAAAGCAAACTTGATATATTAGAATTACTCTTATTTAATCCCGTAGTTTTACTTAATAATGGTGTTATATCAACTACAGCCCCATATTCAATAAATACATCAAAAAATTTAGAATAATTATCACCCCAGTATGTCATGGCACAAGCCATAGGAGCGCCCTTTCCAACATCTTTTCCATTTTCTAAAAAGCGCAGTCTTGTATCATATAGAAAACATATAGATTTAGCCTTACTAAAAACATAATTTTTCCAATGGGATGTATTAGAAGCAACAGGTATTAGTGCTAAAACTTCTGAATTATATTTTTCATTGGCAAACGCACACTTTTCAAGCCAATGCTTAATAGATGTTTTTCTAATTTTGTCTATACCATATGGGGGATTGACATAGATTGATGGATAATTCCATTGCTCTTTAAGTCCATCATGTTTAGGTAGTCTATATTCAACAATAGCATTTACTATTGAGTATTCATTAGAACATGGGTCTAAGTGTATTTTACCGCCAAAAAATTTTCTTACAGCGTTTACATATTTTTCAGGCGTGCCCCAACTTTGACTTTTAGTATTTATTTTTCGACCTGCACTCATTATAGATGTATTAAGATTTGAATTAAATATCTCTTGGTTGCATTATAGCCGAGTCTCTTTCTTTTTTACCGTCAATAAAAAATACATCAAACGGAGTTTGTTTTCTTAGTTCTTTTTCAAAAACAACAACACTATCGTGATAATGAATCCCAGAAATTGTATTTGCATAATACTTATTCTCTGTTTCTGGATTATCAAAATGATAAGCGGTTAAGTGGTCTATTAAATTTTTAGTAAATTCCACCATAGTATGAGGTTCTCTAAATCCACCACCATAATATGACCAATAAGATGTATGAGTATCTTCTATAAAATAAATTCCACCATCGTTTATGATAGGAAAAAGCCATGTGAAAGAATTTATCACATGTTCATTCAGATGGCTACCATCATCTATGATGATATCAAAACTTCCATATTTTTGTATAATTCTATCTATATCATCTTTACTGTTTTGACTACCTATAAAAACTTCTATATTTTCACCAGAATGTTCTAAACAATTTGAGTCTATATCTAATCCAACTATTAAGGAGTTTTTACCGAAATAATTTTTCCACATTCTAAGTGAGCCCCCACCGCTCACGCCTATTTCTAATAGACGGATGTCTTTATCCTTAAACTTTGAGAAATATTTTCTGTAAAGTTCAAAATAATGGTTCCACTTGTGGACAAGTCTGCCCTCTGTATTCCCTAAAAAATCTAAATTTTCCATATATTTTTTACTTTAGAATAGTCTTCCTATTTTTTTATTTTTGAATATTTTATAATCAACATTTAATTCGTTTAAGAGCTCTTCTTTGAATTTTACTGGGATTGCATTAAAAAACTGGGAAAGATTAATCTTTAGAATTTCTGATGTTTTATTGATAAGTTCAACTCTTGACCACTCTAAATTTTTAGTATTTGCATGTACAAAAACATATAATTCAGATAGATGGTTTTTTGGAAATTTCTTTTGCTCAACTAAATAGTGAGCAAATTCTGATTTTTCTATTATCTCTACAAGGTGGTCTTCTAATCTGGATTTTCTATCATACTCTTGTGGGTCAGTGCAATAGTCCATATAATCATTAACAAAGACGGAATCGAGAGTATTGCTTGAATTTGCAGTGAACTCAATATTGCTTTGGTTATAATCATTATCTAAGATTTTATCTCCTCTTTTATACTTCGAATTGCTCATATTTATTTCCTTTATTTTTATTCCAAATCTTGTGTTATTTCAGACTCATCATCCTCAACAATTCTCATTAAGCTATAATTAACATTAAATCTCTTTCTGAAATTTTTAGCTTGTGCATGTCTTGTCAATAAGGCTTTAATGATATAACTTTGTTCACTATACATAAGAGGGTCTTGGATGATTGCACCCATGAAATCAACAGTATGAGCAAGAGAAGCACCTTCTGCTATGTTTGTTATATTGATATTTGTAGAAGCAAATGCTCCTCTATTTACCTGCATAGCAGTAACTACACACCATTTATTTTTTTGACCCATAGCTCTAAGGTCTTCAGAAATATGCTTGATTTTTATATATGTATTTTCTGAGTTGGGAATACGCCAATTTTTTACAATCCCGATATAATCAATAACAACCACATCAAATTGTATACCATGCAATTCCTGTTCTCTTTTAAGATAAGATTCAAAGTCAAGTACAGAAGCAGTTGACATTGGAAATTCTTTTATGAAAAGCTGACCTGGGATTATAAAGTTTGATGTTGAATTTTCAAACTTAAACTCCTTTATCTTCTGTTTCATGGTTGCAGAATCTTCAGCTGATTCTGAATATTCATCCATGGAAAGATTCAGAAGATTAGCTCCACATCTTTGTGTAATATCAAAATCTTGCAATTCAAGTGTTATGTAACATACATTGTGTCCATTTCTAACCGCATTACAAGCAAGATTTACAAGCCAAACGCTTTTTCCAACTTTAGGTTCACCAAGCAAAACAACTAAATTACCATAACCATAACCGCCACCCATCACAACATCAAAGAAATCATAGCCAGTTTTGAACCTTTCTATTCTTTTTGATTTGTGAGAATCAGCATTATAGAAGTCCAAACCTCCATTAAAATCTAACCCTAATGAATCTCCTTCACTTACGGTTTTTTTAAGAGTATGGACAAAGTCGTTTATGTTTTCTGTATTGACTTCGGTTGTTTGAGCATAATCAACCGCACTTTCAAGTTTAATAAGTATGTTTCTATATTCAAGAAAAGTATGAAAATTCTCTTTCAACCATTCTTGGTCATACTCATTTATGTCAGTATCAAAAACAGAATCTACCGCTTCGTTGCTAATTTTATCCGTTATTTTCTTAGCAATAAGAAGATGCTCGAATTGCTTTTTCGTAGGGACTTTGTTATATCTTTCGAAAAAGCTTTTGACTACCTTAAAAAAATGTTGGTATTCTTTAATTCTAAAGAACTCTGGATTTATCTTGTGTAGATAATCAGGATTTTCTATGGTATATCTTAGATATAAACGCTCAAATTGAGTAGATTCCATTATGTATTTTATTCCCAGCCATGTTTTAGCATCTGGAAGTTTTCATCATCCATTTGCTTCAAAAATTGTTTTTTGCAAAGTTTTGATGTAAGCATCTCTAACTTTTCTTCATCATTGGATAATATCTCCAATATCTTTTTTCTACTTATAACATCTTTATCTTGATGTTCAAGATATCTTGCAATTTCATACAAAACACCTTCTTCATCGGGCCATTTTTTTGTTTTTCTATGAATCTTCAATTCATATTTAACGGGTATTTTTTGTGGGTCTAATGGTATTCCCATATTATTCCTCATCACCATCATCATTGACAGAATCAATACCTAATTGTTCCAAGTCTTCATCTAAAGCAACAAATTCATCATCATTGATAGCTTCAGGAAGTAAGAAGATTCCAGCCATCTTTTTATCTAATGCTTCTAATACTTCAGGTGTGAAAACATGCTTTGTAAACAAATCTTTTGCAGAGCGGATGTTTTTACCCAGATGTCTAACTGCCCATGTTTTTGAATTATCATCTGCAACAAACTCAATTTCATTTGTTTCTATTTCTTCAAACTTGGGCTTTCCTCTGTAAATAACCTGCTCTCCATTTTCATCAAGAACTGGTCTCTTTTCAATCTTTTTAGTCAAACTTCCTTTTTGGATTCCACAAGTTTCCCAATCAACATAGTTTTCCAAGAAGATGTATTTATTCATACCAGTAAAGAAGTTGATTTGCATCTTAATTGGAATAGGTCTTGTAAATCTTGACTTATCAAGTTTTGATGTTACAATGATACCAGTTTGAGACATATTTGCTTCTTTTGATTGCTTGGTTTCTTCTTTCAACTTTGCTTTTGATAAGATAATGTTGACGGAAGGATTATACATAACACCGCTACCACCTGCAATTTTATCAGTTGGAACATAAGCTGTTGTATCTGTATAAGTATGATTCACAAAAAGAATAGGAACATTTAGTTTACCAGATTGAACAGTAACTGTTCTGAACAGAGATTTGATTTCAGAAGGTCTTGTCATATCTCTCTTATGTTCACCTAATTTAGAATCGGCTTCTTCTTTTGCAGTTTTTAAGTTACCGATTGAGTCAATTATGATGATAAATTTACCTGGGTCTTTTTTTGCTTTTTGAGCATCTTTCATTGCTTCAAAAATTTCAATAATTTGATGTTTTACATTATGAATAACATCTTCTGGAATAAGAGTAAATTCATTAGTATCAATACCAAACTTCGATACGTGGTTTTCATCAATTGCAAATTCTGTATCAAAATACAAAACGTGATAGCCTATTTTTTGAGCTTCTCTTGCCATATTTAGAGCAAGATAAGTTTTACCAGTTCCAGACGGGCCACTGATTCCAATGATTCTGTTTGAAGGAATACCTTTGTAAATAGAACCAGAAATCTGACAGTTAAGAGCAAAATTTCCAGTAGGAATCCACTCTTTAATTTCACCAAAAGCAGATTCGCTAATTAAAGCAGCATCTGGATTCATTTTTTTTAATCTTGATAAAATAGAACCTTTTGCAGATTTAGCTCCATCCTGTGATTGTTCTTCTTTTTGCTTAGCCATAATATTTTCTTTAGAATAATGAATTTGTTACAATTAATGTTTCAGGTATAGGTCGAACACCTATAACTTCAAGAATCCTATTTGTAGGTTCTATGATTTTTTTAGCAAATTGTTTATCGAAATCGATAAATGGTGCAAATTCTTTTGGGTGACTCATTGGAAGAAAGCAAAAAACATCATCCTTTTTAGATGAGGTTTTTGCATAATATAACTTTACCTTATCACCTGATTTTATTCTGTGATATTTCATGCTATATTTAGACTTATTCAAAGTATAGTTGTAAATCGCAGCGCCCCTTACATGTATTGGACATCCTGATTTTACAGCAATCTCTGAGCGGTCATTTAATATGAATTTATCATAATCAGATATTTTTTTAGTCTCTGATATTTCTTCCAATTCCTTCATTTCCATTTCTTTACGCCATTTCTTCAAAACCTTTACTATATCTTCATACTTGATTTTACCATCCGACTTTTTAGAAGTCAGAATAATTTCAATCATTTCTTTTAGCTTTTTTCTACACCATGAGGGATGTGAAGGTTTAACTGCTTCTAAGCCAGTTACAGTTATTTTAACATCTTTATATTTAATTCCTTCAACTTCAACTGTTCCATCTTCAAGAGAATAAATTGAAGTTGTTTTCCATGCTAATTCTATCGCATAGTTTTTCTTTGCTATAAAAATACCAATTCTAATGAGCTTCTCAAATTCAAAATCCATCAGATTTTCTGTATTTCTTTTTTGAGCATACATATTATATGCGTTGACAATATAACCATGTAATCTATTTTTATAGATTGCTAAAATAAATTCTACAGGGTCATCTCCATCATAATTCGCAGACTCCAAAACTCTATCAAATCTAAAATAAGCAGAGTCTGTATCTCCTTGAATTAGAAGGCTATCTTCTCCAAGAGAAGTTACCTTAGATGAGTCTAATTTCAATAAATTATGTAGTTTTTTATCTTTATGCCAATGGTTAGTAAAATAATTGTCAAATATTTTTTTTGCATGTAAGGATATATCAACACTTTGCTGAGTAATAGCCTCTGCTACATTTATATTGTAGCATAAGAAGTGTTGATTACCAAATGCGCCATAAACAGAATTGATGAAGATTTTAATACCTTGTTCTTCATTAAACAAATCATGTTGAAGTTTTGTCAATCTTGCTATTTCAAGTTTGATTTCTTCATATGTTGCTTTATCTGGGTCTATTTGACAATATTTTAAGCCATTAGACTGCATCGTTTCTTCCTACAACAAGATAGGTTTTAGAATCTGTGGATGTAAATACTAAGCGATTTTCTCCAACAGAAACTCTATATGATTCGCCGTCAAGCATGCTTAAATAATTCTTAGGGAATCTTGCTGTACCGTTTTTACGAGATTCTGTGTTTTTAGATGTGATTTTGTATTTGAATGTTTGATTTCCAAAGACGATATCATTGACTTTACACTCAACATTCAAGTTATTATCGATTTTATCTATGGCAGAGAACTTCTTTATTTTCAATAAATCTTCAAGTTCTAAGTCAAATTCAAATATAGGTTCTTCTATATTTGCTATTTCTTTGAAGAACTTATCATTTGTGATTGTTCCATATATGGAAAGAGAACCATTCTCGAATGAGAATTGAAGGTCTTTGTTATTATTGAGAGAAGTTTTCGTTGCTACTGATTCTTCTTCTACATCTAAACCAGCTAAATTTAGGTAATGAATATCCAAAGAAACTTGGTCAGATGAAGAATCCAAAAACTTCAATGCTTGTTGGTATTGTTTAATATTAATCAATCCAATTTTAAGTAATTCTGGTAAATCTCCATCTTCTTTCATCTGCAATACTTCTTCAAACGGCAAGGCAGAATACTTAATAGCACTTCTATCAGGAGTATATGTTTTGGCGTATAATTCACTTTCATTCAATTCTAAAAGAAGATTTTCATCGAATTGGTGGAATCTATCCAAAAATTCATGGACTTTGTTGACATGAATGTTGACAAAGTTTAAGGTTTTACCTTTTTGTTTCATTTTTTTCTCCGTAAAATATATTCGTTATCAATAGTATTCAGAGTCTAATTCTGAAAAATAACCAGAAACAAAGGTTATTTTCTTCAAATTATTTCGATTTCGGTTTTTCTATACCAGAAATCTATCCTTACTTTATGGCTTTTAGCTTAATATTAAGCCTTTTATTCCTTTTTGAGTCTTTTCGTGACCTATACATTATACTCTAAATTGGAAATAAGTTCATTCGGAAATATAGGTAAAATCCAAAAGGGTCATTTTTTAATTTTAGGAAATAGAAAATATTGTTAAAAAAATAACTTTTTCTAAAAAATTGATATATACTAATAGAGAAAGTATTACCTAATTAAAACATTAAAAAAATGACACCTGCTGATAATAGTTTACACGATATTTTACAAGAATTGATGAGAACACATGCCAATTCTATTGAAATATTATCAAAATTTTCAGAAGCGTTTACTTCTACGACAGAATCTGTTACTGTTAACTTAAAAACAGATAGTGGGCAAACAACTTCATATCAAGTTCCTTCTTTGGGATTTTTACAATCTGAGATAAAAAGACTTGAAGAAAATGTAAGAGGACTTGCTGGATTAGACTCAGGGAGTGCTAATATCCGTTTAGAAGATGGCACATATAAAAGAATTATGACATCTTCCACAAATCAAGAGCCTTCAAGAATTGGAAATGTGACCGTTCCTTCTTCTTTTTCAAGAAGAAATAATTGGTTTTTTGATAATTTCATCAATCCTATGTTGATGGTTAGTTTTGATGTTTCAAACTATGTTTCTTCAAATATACGAAATGTATGGTATAGAAGAGTTATTGTAAACACAGATACTGACGAAAAAAGACAAATATTTGATGATAACATAAGAGGTAGAAATGATATTGAATATGAAACCCTTATGTTATTCTTAAACGCAAGAGGAATGAATCACTTTGTTGATGAAGATGAATATAGGTTTCCCCCATCTGTAAGTCAATTTACAGGAACTTTTGATGTTATTAGCATTCTGAATACAGATACCGCTTCAAGTGGAAACATACGCTCTTATAGATTAAATAAATTAACCTATACGAATAATTTAAGCCCAAATGTTGATACTGAAACCCTAAAAATCGGAGATATTGTAGCAACAAAGGGCGGTGCAAGATATAGAGTAGAGGAAGTCAATAAAATTGAGAATACAGTTAGATTAACTTTAACGAGTGGATATGAATTGATTAGTATAGGAACCGATGTTTTGTATATCATTTCGGATGCTCTTACAATTCGTCAAGTTGAAGTTTCCGTTGGTCATGATGAAAGACAGGTTATATTTTTTAGACCAGTTGATTCTGGAACTCAAGTCGCTTCTACAAAATGGTCACCAGGGGTTGGCATTTATTCAAATGAACTTAGAATTAGAACCGCTGACTCTGAAATGAGTTTGGATGACTATTATAGAACATATTGTATAGATTTCGGTTCACAATTGCTTGATGCGGCTAAAAACAAGCCAGTTCCTAAAATTCTCGGTATTAAGCCAGATGCACCTACTTTAAGAACTGAAGATTTTAAGGTTTTAGTCATAAATGAGCATAAAACACAATCTCAAGATTCTGAAACTCTTCGTCAAAAATTTTCAGAAAAAACAAGGCTACAATCAGAAATTCAACAACTCGACTCTGCTATTTCGAAAACAAAAGAAGAAATACAAACTTCAAATAATGCAACTTCTTTTGATAAGAGAGCCTTAACGAATAAGTTAAATGCTCTTGTAGAAAAAAGAAATTCCCTCTCAAGTTTATATTCAACAACCGTTAGAGAATTGGGCGCTTTAAGCACAACAACAGTTGCTACCGAATCACCTAAATATAGAATTAGAGGATTTTTCCCTATTCCTTCACCTAAGGTTGAAAATAAAACTGGTCAGCAACAGATTATCCAGTTTATTGTTCAATATCGTTATTTAAGATTAGATGGAACAGCAACTGGGCCGAAATCATTTGAATTTGTAGATTCTTCTGGGAACACTATTAAAGGTTATTATTCAGAATGGAACGAAGTTCAAAGTCCAATTAGAAAACAATTTTACGATGAAGTAAGTCAAAGATATATTTGGGCAAATGAGGATGTGAATGACCCAGAATCCGTAAACATCAATCAAGTTGATATTCCAATCAGCCCAAATGAAAAAGTTGAAATAAGAGTCGCTTCCGTAAGTGAGGCTGGTTATCCAACTAATCCTATGAAGTCTGATTATTCTCAAAGTATAACAATCACATTCCCAACTGAGCTCATTCCTTCTAATGAAGTTACTCTATTAAAAGAAACTCAAATGGAATTAAATAAAGTTGAGGTAATCGAAGACTTAAATTCAAAAGGATTGGACATTGTTTTGAGTAATGTATTCACTCAAGGTGACCAAGTATTTGTTGCAAAGGGCGAGTCTGTTGCTTCTGGTTTCGTTTCAGATGCTGGTTCTCCAGTTTCCGTTTATGAAAAGTTCAAAGCAATGGAACAGCAAATCTCTATTTTGAATTCTATGGTTACATCAGGTAGAGGAAAACTTGATGTTTACATTCTCGATGAAGCTAATAACAGATATAGCATTTCAAATGGCGGTGCAATTGAATTAAACGCTGGTTTTTATTCTGAAATTGTTCAGCAATTCCCAGAATCCGAGAGAAAGGGTGCTATCGTCACTATGAAATATTGTATTGTTATAGAGAATCTAAATCCAACTCCACTTGAACTTGTAACAAGATTCCCAGGTGGAATAAATCAAAAACTCCAAACTTTATACGGAACAGGAAATTCAGAATATTCAGGAAGAGATTATCATTTAGCACCACTTCTTTATAATGATGTTCCTCTTGAATTACTCACAAGAAGTAGCGCATATTGGAACGCTCCTTATATGAGTTCACAAGTTCCAAGCCAATATGCTTATCTACGAGGTAGAGGTTTAGGTTTAACCCAAAGCGATGAACTCTATAAATCAACGGGTTTAGAAGATAGGCACTTATTCCCAACGAGAGACCTTAATAGTGGTATAAATATAAACGAAGCTTTTGTTTGGAATAATACAACCGCTTTAAGTGCTCCACCACAAGCAATAACTAAAATTACAGATTTCTGTATTCATGTAGACCATCCTGAAATAGCATTAGGAAGTTCTAAATCATATTCTCAATTAGTCTACCCACAGGTAAGTTCATTAACATCTACTCAAATCAATCCAAGAATTAGACATTCTAATTTATTTTATTTGAAGATTGATGAACCAGATGGATTGAAGCAATTATCATACAAACCTTCTAATTGGAGTCAGGCTCCAAGTCCAACTAATTACAACCCTAACCATATTGCTATAAGCGATAATGTTTTGAATAATCTGCTTACAAACTATCAAGATAAATTAGGTTTCTACCCGAATGATAGGTATCTAATTGGTAAGAAAACTTGTGGTTCTTATCTTATGGTTGCCCCAGCTTCTACGCAACAGATGATGGCAAATGGAACAGATTTCAGGTCTAATTATATTCTACAACAAGGTGAAGATAATGCAATTAGAATACCTGTTATATTCCAATTTAGAATGACTGATTATTTTGGTGTAGGGAATACAGGGACTGGAAAAGTTGGAGGATTTGACACTCAAAACCCAAATGTTAATCTAACAAATGTTACTTATGGTAAAAAGATAGGTATGGATATTTTCGTTAAAGATGAAGGAACATTCAGCTTTGATTTAACCGTAAAAGCAAGTTACAAGAGAGAAAGTTTAACACAGGTCGTTCAATCCCCAGGATTCATAGACAGAACAAGAAGAACTATTAGAGATTTCTTCTCATAACAAATATTCTACATAAAATCATAAAATGGCAAAATTAGAGTTTACAAGTTTAGATACTGTATTATTTTCAAAAGAAGATGTTTTTTTCGTTACTATAAAAAAGAATATAGCTCAATTAAACGATAATGATGAAATACTCGTTTGGTTTGAAAATAATACTACATCCAAACCAGAATACTGGAATATAGAACGGGATTTTGATTGCTCCGATTATACATCGAGAACAAACTCCTTTTCTTTGTATTCTCCGAAAACTCAAACAGACACTATATCTTTAGCCATATCTTTGAAAAAGGACATAGAGCTTCCTGTTTCTACTTCACTTACAATTAGATGTGAATTATCTTCTGTTGATGAGATAAGTAAGCCATCGACAACTATTTATTATCAATCTACTTACAATCCATTTTCAGAATCAGATTCTATTTATAGTTCTAATTCAAACTATAATATTCCAGATAGTTCTGATGGAACAAAACAACTACTTAGGACTAATCCAAAGTTGTCTGGTAATATTAAAATAACGGTAGATTCTAATGATAATGTTTGGTTAAATACCATAGATGCAAACATAGACTTATCGGCAAATAAATTCAAAAAGTATAAAGTATCTTCAAATAATACATACGCATACGATTTAAGAAACTTATTAGATAATGGAAATATAGAACCCAAGACTCTTTTTTTCATGGATGGTCAAGATAATAGCTCTGTTAAATCAGAGTATAAAGAACAATATAAAACTCAATATTGGAGCGGTTCTGAGTATCTATCGAGTTTATTTTATGATGAAGAGTTTTCAGTCTTTGCTCCACTTTGGATAGATGAAAATATACCAGATTTTTTTGTTGTATTTTCTTCAAATTATATCACAAACGATAATCAAAAAGACTTTACCCATAATTTCAAACAATCTATCATAAAAAATTCAAAGATAGTAAAGGTATTCTCACTTAAAGAAGGAACGGTTATAGGAAATTATATTCGAGGGATAGTTAATTCACCTTCATATAAATCCACTCCAATTAGTGTTGTCTTTAATGAATTGCCTACTATAACATATAGAGGAATTGATTACAAGAATGGGGTTTTTGCAGAAAAAGATGTTTTAATAGATGACTTGGTTGAAAATGATTCTCCAATATCATTTTTTGAGAAAAAAATTATAGAAGGTTTTGAAAAGAATGGTTTGATTTCATATAATCTATTAAATCTTGAATTTTTATTTGATGATACACAAGCACATGAATATGATATAAATAGATATTTTGGATTTTATGTTTCAGAAAATGAACTCTCTAAATTTGTTATAGATGGGGGTTCTATGAGTGAGTTATATCCTTGGATTCCTAAAAATAAATTTAACATTGATAATAGTTCAAATGTAACAATCTACGATGAAAGTGGGATATCTATAATAGCAGATTTACATACAAACGATTTAACAAATATTCCAAGTTCTTCTCTTATTTCAGACTTAGAGCATATTTTTTATATCAAAGGAAAATTCAATCTTTATAAGATAGATGACTCTGAGATTATTCAAAATAGAGGAACTGGCAATGAAATAAAAACAGCAGGTAAGTTAAAAACATCTCAGAAGAGAATTGATTTATCGGATATAACTGGATTTAGTTCGACAAAGATTATAGCAAAATCCGAATTAAAAGATAATTTAGGATTTCCTTTTCATATCAAAAACTCTGATAAATTCAGAGACTCCGATTCTATAAGTTTTATTTATCAAAAGGGAGATAAACAAAAAGAGTGGAAAGTTATAGCTAATTCGTATGCTGTTTCAAAAGGCTCTACTCTTGAACAGGAATTCATATCAAATCCTGTTAATGTAAATCAGTCTTTAGGGATAGATTCTGTTGTCTCTTATGGAGAATACAATATAGGTAAATTTATTTTGCCAGATTTGTTAGATTTTTCGATAGGTTCGAGTGTTTTATTGGATTTTGGATATAAGATTATTAGTGCAACTCCTTATTCTCAAAAAACAGTAACGCTTTCAAGTGGAACTAATACATTTACAGTTGCATCTACTTCTAATCTTTATGTAAATCAACCTTTGTATGGAACTGGAATACAGGCAAATACCTATATCACAAATGTAAATACCACTACAAACACTATTACAATATCTCAAAATGCAACAACATCAGGTTCTTCTACTATTACCTTTTCAGCTTCTATCATAATTAAAGGTAATCATTTAGATAAAGTCTCAGATGGAGATGAAATAAGCATTAAAGATGTAATTAATTTGACTCCTTATTATTTTTCTGTAAATAATGATACTTTTACTATTTCTGGAAATACCGTAATACCTTTACAAAATGTTCAATCTATTTCAAATATAGTTTCAACTCCTCATAATTTTTTAGTTAGACTTTCTGGCTTCAAAATTGTAAGTGCTACTAATTCTATTCTAAAAGAAACTACTCTTATATCAGGAACAAACATTTTTACAGTTTCATCCGTAACAGGTATAAGCGTCCACCAACCAGTATTTGGAAATGGCATCCAAGAGGGAAGTTATGTTACCGCTATCAATACAATGACTAATGCGGTTAGTATATCCAAGAATGCTACTATAACTGGATTCAGCAATATTACATTTGGTTCTTCAATAAAGATAGAAGGAAATTACGCTTCTATTAATTTGAATGGCTCTAAAGTTACGGTTAAAGAATTGCCAACAGAGCTTACTTATCAATTATACTTAAATGCAGATGCAATAAATGTTTCAACTTATACTATTTTACCTCTTGAAAATGCATCTATAATTGATAATATCATATCAGACCCTATTGAATATTCTTTACGATTCTCGGTTGATATAACAGATGTATTCAAATCAAAGTCATGTGAGATTGTAGATGTAGAAAAAGACTTGGATTATTATAAAACGACTTTGTCTATAAAAGATTCTACTAAGTCTATATTGAATGATGTCAACAACACAGATGATATTTTTGTTCATATTTACTACTACAATGAAACAATCTATAATTACTTCAATCCTGAGGGTTCGACCAAAGATTATTTACAATCAATAGTCAATGCGTTTAATACATTTGATAATAAGAATTTTACTATAACAGCAACAGATGATTCTTTTATCATCCGTTCTAATTTTGAAGATGGTTCTCTCTACAAAATTAGGGTAGATTTATTGGGTAGTTCGACAGAAGTAAGTAATATACTTATACATAATATTCAAAGCGTTGGGTTGGAATATTCAAAAGATTCTTCAAACAATCCAATCTATAAGAAAATCATAAATGTTGAATATAAAAATCCGAAAAATAGAAAGGTTTTTACTGTTCCTAAACAATACTCAAATAATATAACAGGAGAAGAGTGGGTTAGGACAAATAATTCAAATAAAAACCTGAAATCATATTCAATACAAAATTCAATAACATACTACTTATACAATGAAAATAGTGATGTTCTTGAATTAGAATTATCAGAACCAATTTTTCCAGAGCTCGATAATCAATCAAATGTTTCATTTTTGAATTTACATAAGAACTCTCTTGGGGTAATGAGTTTCTTACCTATTTCGGATTTCGATTTTGATTTTTTTGAATCTGATTATTCTTATTTACCAGCAGAAGAATTAAAAAAATATTTTGCTATCTATTACACAGGAGACCCTATACCCGTCAATAATATTTACAGGGTATTTTGTGAGTCTGGTGTAAAAATTTCGTTATTTGCCATAACTACCGATGGAGATAAAATTCAGGTTGCTCTTACAAATTCAACAGATGAAAGAACAATCTCATTTAATACATCCACAGATTTAATTTCTATACATACAATTCCAGCTTTATATTCGGATACAATAGGAAATGTAGAAGTCAGTCATTTTATTTTTGAGAATACTAATCCTATAGATAAAGCAAATGAAACTTATTTGCAAAATGTAAGTAGCTGGTCATTAGCAAACATAACTGGTAGAAATGAATCGGAAACACAAGAATCAGGGTTAATAGGCTTTGAAGGATTTGGAGCTCTAACTGATTTGATAGAACAAACTGAATTAGAAGATATTAAAAGACTTAAAGAACAGAATTCCATAGAAAGATTTTCTAATTTCATTTTGGGTAGTGAATATGATTATTTGAGAGAAAATTTCAATAAACATTTATTTGATAAAGGAAGAGTCATTCCTTATATCAACAAATGGGTAGCACCTAATTCATCAGATGTTAGAAATAATGAGTATAGACTAAACTTAAATTTAGCGATGGGGGATACAGGTTTTTTCCCTGACTATAACATAAAAGATAAAAATCCTATCGTTTTTACTCACGAATGGTATTATTTAGAAGGAATCCCATCTTGGTATTCTTCTGGTGCTGTTGAAAAAGATAGAAATTATACATTCTCAAAAGTAAATGAAGATGACTTAAAATCTGTAGATTTTGATGGCTTCGTAAGAGCTTTTATTAGAGGAAGTCATAAAGAACTCTATGAGGGAAATATCTTAAATACAGAATCTAAAAAACTGTATACATATGTTAAATATGATAAGAAGTTAAATAAATCTAATTTCTTCTTTAAGGGTGCTAAATTTAATTTGAATGTATCTAATCCTTCGGATTATGATAATTGGAAATTCACTGCTGTTTTAAGACCAAAAAGAAAAGAATCATTCGCAAAGGGAGATAATTTAACTTATACTCTTGTAGAAAATAAAAAATGGAAATCATTAACATTCATAATAGATGCTTATCTCCCTTCGTATATTTTTCCAGATAGGGGATTAAATCTTTTAGGTTTATACACATCAGAATCTGCAAAACAAATTTCAATTCAGCATGGCGCTTATGATAAGTTTACATTATCATATTCAGATATACAACTCAGCGGTGGTTTGATTCCTACATTTAGTAATACTCAGGTCGATGGGATATCTAAGATTTCTATAAATACATCATTAGACTTAAAGAATGAAATCAATAGAGCTGGAAATCTGAATTTTAATGATTTAAGATTATTTGGATATGGAAGAAGAGACGTAGATTCATCTTTAAGTAACATTTATCTGCAATTCTATGGAAGAAGCATAGATTCCATAACAGACAGTAAGGTTTTATTTAATTACAATCCAACAGATAATTTACCAGATGTTGTGCCTACTGATGGCCAAGCTATTGCTTATGAATTTTTAGCAAGTTCATTACGAGCATTTTATCCACCTATACATGTAGATTATCTATTAGAAACTCCAAACTCATTCTTAAATTCCTCTTCTTATTATGTAAAAGGTGGCTATAATTTCTTTGAGGATATATTCAAGAATATATCTTTTGCTTCAATTAAAGAAATTATGGAATCTGGTTCTTTTTCTCACACTATCATATCTGAAACAGGTGATATAACAGAATCTGAAGTAGCATCTGGTATGGGATTTACTTATATCTTACCTTCGATTATTTCTAAAAATAATTTTGTTCAACCTTATCCTGATTCTGATATACCTTCTGAATTTTTAATAGAAAATATCATAGGTTATTCTTTGGCTACAACAGATTATAGGTTTAGCATTATGAGATATGGTGGAGAATTTATACCTAAAACTAAAAACACACTTTATTTCACAGCATCAGAATCTAAAAAATTCTTAGATGAATTTAATGTAAGTCTAAAACCAAATACAAGATTTTTCTATAATCACAACAATTTCGGTAAAATTAAAAATCAAGGATTACATAAAGTATCAGATAAGAAGATTTTGGCTCTTGCTGAGTCTCAAAAATACACAAGTGTATATCCTCTTCTTGATGAAACAGGTATAGACTATAAAGACTTATCTATAATATCTACGAATTGGGATTATGATTTTTATAGATACTACGATAACAAAAGAACATTTAGTTCATTAACTCCACTGAAAGAATCTAATGAAATTAAAGCATTTTTAGGTTCAAAACTTGTCAATACACCAATGACTCTATTAGTTGAGAATTTTACATACAGCACATCTTTAGATAATAGCAAAGATTTCTGGTATGAAATAAATAACTCAATAATAGACATACACCTTCTTCCTTTCAATATACTATTGAAGACTTTGAAAACAGATAAGTTTAGAGAAAATATACTCTCTTCGATATCTAATTTGAGGAATACTGAGTTATTTACAGAAGATTTTTTTGACGAATATATACTAAATAACTTAGTTAAAATATATAGAATATCCTCTGTTAAGTTATTTTACAAAGGCGATAGAAAAGAACAAGACTTATTCTTAAATACAGATGAAGGAACAAGATTGAATCTTTCATTTACAGAGGTTTCAGGAATTTCCATAGACAATAGAATTGAAGATGTTTTGATAAAGAAAGATATTAGCGACTTATCAAATCCTCAATTAAGTTTATCTATAACATTTGAAAAAATATAAAATTTAGAGAAAAATCATGCCTACTTTAAGTTTAACAAAACTCGTTACAAGTCAAGATACCTTCGGTGAAATGATTGAAAAAATCAACACCAATTTTGATATAATATCTCAAGCTCAGGGTATAAAAGGCGAAGAAGGAAAAAGAGGAGCAAATGGCGTTCCAGGGCCTCCTGGTTTAATCGGGCCACAGGGTATGCAAGGAGCTTCTGGACAAAGAGGAAGTAGATGGCATTTCGCTCCTAATATTAGTTCTTATACAAGTTCTGATATAATAAATGGAGACTTTTTCTTAGAAGGAAATTCTGGCGAAGTATATGAAAGAATAACAAATAACTGGTTAGTAAAGGGAACAATTAGTTCGGTTTCTGCTGGTGGAGAGTCTTCTCTTTTTGATACGTTTGATACAGCAGATGGAACAATCATTAAACCTAAAAAAACAAATTACACATTAGAAATAACAGATATTGCTTACGACTCTTCATATCAAGCAACTGAATTTGCAAACGCAACAGATACGGCAGATTATACATTTGCAACTATACCACCTGGTTCAACAGCAAGCAAATGGCTTCAAGAAATGGGGTTGAAGATTTATACATCAGAAGCGGATTCTTCTAACTCTACTTATTATGGATTTGGTAAGAATATGCACTTAGCAAATTCTTTAGCTTCTTTGGAAAATACTTCTTTTGGTTGGGATAAAAAGTCTGGATTTACATTAACAGTAGACTGGGATTATGCTTTAGATTCAGTAGATAGACATCTTGAGGTTTTAAGAATAAAAGGAATGCCATCGGGTAATGTTAATCACAAACAAAGAATAGAACTTTCAGCTGATAGATTGGATATAAATACAGACTATATTTATGCTAATGCGCCTCTAAAGTTTTACACAGTAGATAGAACTACTATAACTCCACAATTAGGTACTATAGTGTATGATAGTAATGCTCTATATGCTTATGTAGGCTCTTCTCCATCATGGCAACCTATACAGACCGTAGCGGGTGGTGCTTCTACTCCTGCATATGATGTTTTCAAAATATTTGATAGTTCGGGTGCCGCAGATGGTTCACAAAATGCAAGTTCTGGGAATACTACTTTAAGACTGAAAGAAGGAACTGGAATTGTAATAACTTCAACGACTGTAAATGACCCAACTCCAAAACAAGCTTGGGAAATTGCTCTTGCTGGGGCTGGTTCCCCTGGGACGAATGATTTTGGTTCTGCTAAAGTTTATTTCGACAATGGAACTCAGAATTTCACAATATCTGCATCTACACCTGGGTCTATTTTGAAATTTGAAGAGGGCGATGGGATAACGATATCAAATCCTATCGGAACAGATAGGATAAGAATTAGTGCAACTGGTGCGATTGCAGGAACTAATACATTCCAAGGGTTTAAGTATAGATTCGGTCAAACTCCATCAGCTTATCCTGTGAATAGTCAACCTTTAAGTACATCACCATTATCATTTGCTCTTTCTTCAAATAATGATGGAACGGTAGTAAATGTAAGAACTTTAAGATTTCCAACCGCAACAGATGAGTTGGATTTCCAATTCCCAGGTACTGTAATAGATAGTGGAAATGAAACATTCTTTCAACCAAATCAAGCTGGATATTGGCAAATTAATGCATTTGCTTTTGGATTATTGCAAGTAAATGAAACAGAAGACCCATTTGAAATTGGAGCTTATTACACAGTAGCTGGGATGATTCAAAAGAATAGAGAAGTGTTTTCACATGTAGCGATAGCAGAAAGTTCTTTCATGAATCCATATCACTATTTTGTAGGAATTGCTCAAAATCCAACAGGTGGAACTTTAAGCTCACCTTGGCCAACGTGGACGGTTAATTGTTCCGATGTTGTATACTTAGATGGGAATGATTATGTATCATTAGGCGTAGGTCTTCTATATTCTCCTGATATTTCTTCTAATATCAATCTTTGGTATATGTCAGGATTTATTAGTGGTCATTATTTAGGTGATAGACCGTAAAGGTTAAAATCCTATAATTCTATACATTATGCCTATTCCTATTTGAGGTGTTATAGAAAATGTATTATTTACACCAGCACCTATGTATGGGCCTATAATCCATTTATCTTGTTCTTCTTTAGGAAAATAATCCTTAAACATCATAGGGTCAACAAAGCCTTCTGGAATCAGATTAGCCTCAGGATAGGAAGTAGATAAAACATATTCATATTTACCATCTGATTCTCTTCTAACCAAAGTAGCCTTTATATTTAATTTCAATCTATCTTTTTGAAGAATATCATACTGATGAAATACTTTTGTATTCGGGGTAGCATCTTTGATATAAAACGCACTTTTAGCTTGAACTAATCTTTCCCAGTCTTTTCCGCCATCTTTGAATGTAAAATTGTGAAATAGAGTATCATTTTTTAATGCAACAGGAGTATTTGAATTTCCTCTGATTGTGTCTCCTTCTAATGTTCCTTTAATTTCAACAATAGTTTTTGACATTCCTATAACTTTACCCTTCATAGCTTGAACTTCTTCATATAAATCTTTATTTAGATTTTTTAAGTTCTCTACATCGCTTACAAAACTCAATTTTAGGTATTGTAAACGCCCCAGTTTGTCTTTATCTTGCCTAACTGTATCTTTGAGTGCATCTATGTTATTTTGAGCGTCCTGAGCCTTTCTGGTGGCTTGTTTTGCTATTTCTTTGGCATTCTCACAGCTCTTTGATGTAAAAATTAGTGCAATTACCAGTAAACCGATTAAAAACCAATAAAAGTATCTTGAATCTTCTTTCATTTTATTAAAAAAAGAGCTCAATAAATCAAATATAACATTCATATAATCACCTTATATTAAACAAGTGTAACTCCGCTAAATACCTTGTAGTTTCCTCTAATTCTAACTTGAACTTCTCCAGTTCTTAATGTAGAACCAAAAGTCACAGTTCTGCTTGTTGCTGTTGAATTATCAACATCAAGACATGGGTCTCCATAGTTAGAAGGGTTGCCTGAAATAAACTTTGTATTTGCATCCAACCAATCTGTTCCAGTTAAACCAACTACTTTAACTTCTACTTCTAAATTATTTGTCATTTTATTTCCATCTGTGAAATCAGATGTAATTGTTCCGTTTGAATTATTTATAGTAAATTCAAAATTAGAAGCATTTGTAATATTACCTATTGTGAAATAAACCCAATCAGAATTGATATTAGATTGTTCATATTTTACAATATCTCTGAATTTGATACTTGATAAATAATCAAATCCTATTCTTACGAGCAAAGTCCCAGATTTTGCTTCTTGTCCAAATGTTATTCTTCTAAATGTAGCAGTAGAAGAACCTAAATCTAATGCCGCTTCTCCATCATTAGAAGGACTTTCAACAGATATTGGGTCATACGCTTGATTTGCATCTACCCATCCTGCTGTTGGGTTTGTTCCATCTACTCTAACTTGAAGATAAAGCCCATCAGACATAGTTAATCCATTCGTTAAATCTATTCCTATATTTTCAGCAGAACGAATAACAAATGATACAAACTTTTCATCTTCTATTTCACCTAAATTAAATGTTGCCCAACGAATTCCAACAAATCCATCATAGTCAGGACCACTTACATTTACAGATGAGCCATCTACCATATCTGATGATGTATAATCACCTTGAGGGTATCTATAAATTCCACCCCACATTTGAAGTTCCTCATTTGCATATAGTGATTGTTGTGCTTCTGTAAGTGTATAAAGATTGCCATATCCTGTTGTTGGATATGTTCCAGTACCAGAAGTATAACGCACTCCAACTTCTTGTGATATATCGTCTATGTAAATTTTATAATTAGATGTTGTTACATCAGTTTTCCCTATCGTTCCAATTCCTTTTGCATTATGAACAGAAAGATTAAAATCTGTTGATATAGAATCACTAAAAGCATCTGCGCTAACAATAGCTTCAGCATCTGTAAAATTAACAACCTGAGTTCCATCATTCAAGAAAGGTAGAGAAATTGTGCAAGACGAATCAGTTTGAGGTAATAACTTTTCATCTACATAAGGGCCTAATATTTTCACTATATGGTCTTTATGATAAAACAGACCAACACAATTTTCAGCAGCAAAGGAGAATTTAATAATATCATTTTCTTCTAATACTGGAACTCCTGAGATATATTTATTTCCCCATAAACCACTAACAAATATGCTACTTAATGCAGGAGCTGAACCAATTTGTTCTACATAAAAATTAAGAGTTTGATTGGCTATTCCATGAAATGTCTCATATGATATTCCCATATTATATGATGTGCTTTCACTTGAAGCAAGAGGAGAGCCTGTTTTAGATAATTCAAAAGTATATTCATTAAAGAATTTTCCTTTTAATTCATCATTAGATGCAAAAGCATCATTCTTTTCTAAATAAAGAGACATATCTCCACCAGTTACGGTGTAATTTGTAGCAGGAGGATGAACCGTTGGGGTAACACTATGACTTCCAGTTGAAACCAATCCTGCTCCAAAATCAGCATAACCATATATGATGCCTTGTTCAAAAGATTTCATAGGTTTAGTGCTTTCTATAACAGGGAGTTCTTGGTCTGTAAAAACATGATTTTCTACGCTTCCATCATCATACCATCTCGCAGGAAAGCCATTTTGAACATCTATTTCTATAATATTTGATGGTATATTCGATGGCATTGAGCGAGTATAGTTGTATATGAATTCACTTATATCATCAAACGCATCTAATATGAGGGTATTTGGCTCCCAAGTATCAAAGAAACCATCTGACCAGTTTCCATCAGATGGATATGCTCCTATATCATTAAATAAAGGGCCTTGAGCACCTTGATTACCAGAACCACTTGAACCACAACATATTCTTATAATTTTACCACTATCAATGTCTGTTTGTATAGAAGAGGAATCAGATTGGTGTGTTTTAATTACCCAATAAAGCTGTTGGTTATACTTAACGATTTGTTCACTAAATAAAGTTTTATTAGGAGTCCAAAGTTCAACAGTAAGTCTCTTTCTTTGTATAAAATCTTTTGTTGTTACAACAGGTAATGGGAATGTTGATAAATCACCTAATGAATGACTTGTTGGATAAAGTGTAGAAGTTGGAAGACCGTTTGGATAAATCCAACAAACACCTATAAAATAATATCCTTCTGGAACATCTGGTGGAGTTGGTTCAGTAGCAGGTGTTCCTTTTACAACCAAAAATTCAGTTCCATAGAGTTCTAATGTAGGATAGTATAAAGTCAGGTCTCCCTTTATACAAATCAAATCTATTCTTGGATTACTTGAAGTATTAGGTTGAATAAAAATATTTGTATCTGCTACATCAACTGGCGTTGGTGTATAATATGTTTTTCCATTTATTCTTATCTTTCCTTGTGTAACAGAAAGATATTGTGAAGATACACCAGATGTTTGTAAAACATGTCCCCCAAGTATAGCATCTTCTGTATTTAATTCAACAGGTTGACTTCCATCCTGAGTAAATAAGGTTCCTTTTTCTACATTAATACCCAACTCTCCTTTATAAAGAGTATCAGATGTCCATTGATTATAATCATCTACATGATTTGTCCCAACAGGTGGCATCTTAGGTCTGGAGCCAACAATTAGTTTTTCAACTCTTCGTATAAATTCAGTGATAAGAGAGCTCATGTTTATTATTTTTGTTTATTGTTTACATATCTTGACATCCACCCTTTTGGCATATAATTAGGTATAATATTACTACCGTTTTTATATCCAATAAAAGAAGCTTCACCTACTTGAAATTCCATTTTATAGACAATTATAGGATAAACAGCTCCTTGAATAAAACTTCCTGGTGAAAATTCTATTGAATTTGTTTGTGAGCTATAGGTCCATATTTTTACTGGGCATTCATTAGTTTTTAAGCAATGTATTTGGTAAATCACAGATTCATTATTTTCTGGAACATACTCTACATTTGGTTCAATTTGAACAAATATGTCTGCTGGATGTATCATAACAAGTATATATCGTATTTTTTATAAAGAAAACAAAATTGAATTGATATAATAAATTATTTAATTTTGTTTTACATTAAACTATCAAATAAGTGAAAATTATAGAAATTTTAAAGGCACTTGTAGTAATAGCTCTAAATTCAACTATTGCTTCATCATTACCTACATCTCCAAATATTCTACCCGCGTGATTTATATCAACTCCATTAAAAGAGCCGCATTCTAATGCTGCAGTTCCTGCTAATTGGCATGATATAGCAAAATTAGATGCAATAGGTAAAGTAATTCTAATAGCATCTGTTTGGTCAGGAGGAGGCCCGCCTATTCCATCTGGTAAATCTACAACAATTTCTCCACTCACATTTACAACAGAACCTACTCTTAAATATTGAAAACAATTAACAGTTAAACTTGTAAATTCACTTACATTTTCATTACATCCAGAACGGGTTGCTGTAAGAGTTGGAGTATATGTTCCAGAGGCAAGAGTTAGTACAGTTCCAGATGGGCCCTGATTACCTTGAACTCCTATAATGCCTTGAATTCCTTGTATACCTTGGACACCTTGGATACCTTGGACACCTTGATTTCCCGTTGAGCCTTGGTTACCTTGGTTGCCCTGAGACCCTGTTGAACCTTGATTACCTTGATTGCCTTGGTTGCCCTGAGAACCAGTTGCACCTTGATTGCCTTGGTTGCCTTGAGAACCAGTTGAACCTTGGTTTCCTTGATTGCCCTGAGAACCAGTTGAGCCTTGGTTTCCTTGATTGCCCTGAGGCCCTGTTGAACCTTGGTTTCCTTGATTGCCCTGAGAACCAGTTGAGCCTTGGTTTCCTTGATTGCCCTGAGAACCAGTTGAGCCTTGGTTACCTTGGTTGCCTTGAGAACCAGTTGCACCTTGGTTTCCTTGGTTGCCCTGAGAACCAGTTGAGCCTTGGTTACCTTGGTTGCCCTGAGGCCCTGTTGAACCTTGGTTTCCTTGGTTGCCCTGAGAACCAGTTGAGCCTTGGTTACCTTGGTTGCCCTGAGGCCCTGTTGAACCTTGGTTACCTTGGTTGCCCTGAGGCCCTGTTGAACCTTGATTACCTTGATTACCCTGAGAACCAGTTGCACCTTGGTTGCCTTGATTACCCTGAGAACCAGTTGAACCTTGGTTTCCTTGATTACCTTGAGTCCCTTGAACACCTTGAGTTCCTTGAACACCTTGAGTTCCTTGTGAGCCTTGGTTACCCTGATTGCCCTGAGAACCAGTTGAGCCTTGGTTACCTTGGTTGCCTTGATTGCCTTGGGTTCCTTGAACACCTTGAGTTCCTTGTGAGCCTTGGTTACCCTGATTGCCCTGAGAACCAGTTGAG